TTTCAGTGTAGTATTTATTTGCTACGAGTATATGACAATCCCCACCTTCTGCCCAATAGAAGCCAGCCGGTGCGAGAACTTCTATATCAAACTCATTTTCTGTTTTGTCTACAGTCACCGCAGCTTTAAAACTTTTTGCAAGTTTTAAAACTTTTTGCCTAAACGTCATAATAACCACCTCTTTAAATTATATATATTAGTTAGTTGAATCTATATATATTTCTTCAACGGATTTTCCACATATCTTACAAACTACATATTCATCATCGGCAAGATGTGATTTTATATGCTCAACAAACTTTTCAGCAGAATCTATTTTTATTTTAATCTGGCTTGACTTCATAATTTCGGTACAAGTTGCAAAACAAATAGGATACAACAACCGTTGAAACCAATTTCTTTCAACAATCACACGATCAGCAGTATCATTGTGCCAAACTATGAAGCGTTCTTTTTTAAAAGGATTAAGCATTTTTATTTTCCTTTCATCTTTTCGATAACCCTATGATCAGGGTGCCGATAGTTTTTTAAAAATTCTGGCATTTTGGTAAGTTTGCCATTTTTTGTAGCCTGAATCCTTGTTCCAATATCTGGTTGGTTTGGAAAGGTATCTTGATATTCTTCAAGCAAGGAAGCCATTTGGTTCTGCCAATCATCGGGCATCGAGTGCATCAAAACTCTTGGAATAACTAAAAAACTGGCATAACTTAATTCAAACCATCCCCACAGTCTTTCTTTTCCATCCTGATCATCACATTCAAGCATCGCTTTTTTAAAAGGATTAAGCATTTTTTTATTTTCCTTTAGTCTTTCTTATAACGTTTCTCAAAGTATCCTTCTGCTGCCAGAGGACAGTCCTTAGCCCATGGTACAGTGCACAACTCAAGGTTAAACTTATCCATGGTTTCTGACACAGCGAGTTTCTCATCAATCAAACTTAACGCCTCATCGTGTACTGTTCCTATCAGTGTAGCCTCAGGCATATTCTTCTGGACATTCAGCATACCATATGCCATAACTTCACGAGCTGTGGCTTGTGTTGCATTCTCAGTCAGTCGACCAGGAGTTACTTTAAGTTCACTCCATTTCTTGCTGTATGGATTTACTCCCCAGTGCATGATAGTAGGCACCTTACCCATCGTCTCATACCCAGGGATGTACTTCTCTTGCACACTTGGGTTCATATAATAGATGCTCTTTCCAGAAGGGAGTTGCATCGCCAGCCATCGTATACCATTGACACGTGCTGTACCTAGATTCAGTTGACCAAAGGTTTGTTTCTTACCAGTTATTATAGCTCTGATACCTGCTAGCTTCAGGTCGTTCCACATGTCTACAATGAGGTCGTACTTCTCTCGATACATGTCCACTATATGCTTGGCTTCTTCGTCTGTTAGATACACGTCCCAGTCTTGAGCTGATTCTTTAAACCTTCGCCAGCCCATTTGGTAGCCGCATCCCAAAACCACCATCTTGGCCATCTGGCGCTGTGCTTTGGTAACGTCGTCATACTCTACTTTATAAAGATGCGTTGCCATGTCCTTATATTGATCTAAGCCTTGTCTAAAAACATCTAGTGTATGAGTGTCTCCAGCAAGCCATGCTAGTATCCTATTCTCAATAGAACTATAATCTGATACCATAAGCATCATACCTTTAGGAGCTAAGATCATAGGCCTTATAAGAGCTTTTCCGATCGTAACTGGATCATCTATAATCTTCTTACTTTTAAACATCTCTATATAGTGCTCTGGGTTAGGAACTTTGGCACGAGGCAAGTTATGCATCTGGAAGCCTCGACCAGCCCATCGACCAGTGTTACTTCCATGGTACTGAATGTTATCGTGTACGTAACCATCCATCTCAAGTTCTTTGATCTTCTTAAACTTGGCTGTAGATGTTCTACCAAGTTCTTGTCTAAGCTTCAATAGGCTAAGTACTTCTTCTGGCAGACGTTCATCTGATATAGCTTCAGCAACTGTTGGTGCTTGTAAGTTAGGTAGTACAACACCTTTCTCTTCACACCAGTCTCTTATCTTCTGTGTTTGACCAACAGTCTGTATACGACCCCCAGTGATAGTAGCAACCTTGGACATCTCTGTTTTAACATACTTGTTTAAGTACGCTAAGACATTTCGTACAGTACGTATGTCAACAGGTAGTCCAGTTCTATTCATGCTGGCAGTGAGTTCCCATACTTCTTGTTCTATAGGAAGCAGCTCTTGCCGAGGTAGAGTGTTGACAATCTCACGCATTGCGTCAACGTCTCTTTTACAGTACATGAATAGTTCTTTGAAAGTATCAGGTATATCAAAGTATGATGGCTGCTCGCCAGCTTTGTTAGGCTTGCAACACTTGTTGATTAGTCTCACACCCTCTTCAAGTTTTGGTAAGCTAATGTTCAACGCAGCACCAGCTTTAGCCAGAGATGCTGGGAGTGTGTAGGTAAGACAAAGCGCAGCGGTGTCTACACACTGATGTAGAGACATGGTGGGGATTTCATCAAAGGACGGAACTAACACTTCATTCCATATACGGTAGTCAAATATCGCATTGTGTGCATACACAGGTCCTCCATTCTCCATGTATGCACGTATAGCTTCTGGAAACTCTTGAGCAGGAGTCCACAGTTGTGTAAGTTCATCGTCGAAAGCGTACCCTAGACAAATTACGTTTGTTGACTCATGATGTGCATAGCGAAGTGAGCCATGCTTTCGCAGGTCCACTTCGCTGTACGACTCAAAGTCAAGCCAGAGTTTACTGTTCATCTACGTGTCCTACCCATGGTTCTTTGCCTGTGTCTTTATACTTATCAGTTATATCTTGCTCCGCAAGCATAGCATAGCCAGCTATATCGTGCCATGAGTCAGTATGGTCTGGATCGCCTGTTATGATTCGTGCAATCTTGGCACATATAACATCCAGCACTTCTTGTTGTACGGCGTCTAGGTACACATGAGTACTTTTCTGGTTAGTGATAGTAGTCTTTAAGGCTTGAGACGCCACAGCGTTCTCACTAAAGGCGCCGTGTGTGCCTTGTCTTTCCTTCAAAGTTTCTTTAACATCCATTATGCACACCTCTCACAAACACCTGTTGCCTTGTAATGATCCTTGGCAGCCTTGCATGTAAAGTTCACGGCTTCACGACCACAGCTGCAGCATATGTCATATTGATGAGCTTCTGCGATATCAAGACGATGATACAGCGGTTTGACAGGCTCAAAGACGTCAGTCAAGGCTCTGAACAACCTGACACGTTTCCACTTAGTCTTCATGATGTCTTTAAGTGCGTCATAGTTAGATAAGTCAGTCATAATCCTTGTGGTTTCTTTCCACGCTTCCAGCTTGTAGTAACTTCCGATGCAGATGATGTTGTATAGCTTACCGTCTTTGTTTGCATAGAACGGAACAAAGTCTTTGCTGCCTTCGTCAATGTAGTTGGCCTGTATTTTGCCACACGTTAAGGCACAACCAGAATAATAGAAGGCATAGGCTGGGAGGTTCACGACCCAGTCAATATCTGATGGAGTGTTTATATTGCCAAATACTGAGGAGCCTGTCTGAAAACCGAAGTCTTGCATAGCTTCCCAGAGATGCTCTGGTATCTCGGGCAGTGTCATGGCTTTGTCGATGATCTCTTGCTTGGTCATGTTGCTTGTATCAATGACCTGGATTGCTTCTTTAATCTGACGCTTATGGGCCTGTAAGTCAAAGATTTGTTTGTTGATGCGATTTAGTTCATGCATAGTGTCACTCCTCGTTAAGTGTTGTATGAAAGATACTTCTTTCACTTATATAATAATTATATCACCAAAACACCAAGAAGTAAATAGCTGGAATTAATTGGTGCTAAGCGTAAAAAGTGTATATTCGTGGTTAAATTGAAGGGGAGTGTAACAGCCACTCCCCTTCGTAGTACTACATTAAATCATTTTCGTCATTAACTTCATTAGACGCATAAGAGCCAAACGCGTCCACAGCTCTTTGTCGCCCGTCGAGTCTTGGGCCTTCTCTTACAAGCATTAAATTATTTAGACCCCACCCAATCCCTGAGTTACCTGAGTTTTTGTACGGGAACGGGTTCACATCGAGGCGTACAATACAGCCTGCATATAGCTCATCTTGATCCATGAGTGGTTTAGCATCAGGACCTACAACTCCTGGAGCGTCATTTGAGGAGCAGTTGATGAAGTACTTACCTTTGTACACTTTGTCTGTCTTCTCACCAGACTCGAGTTCTTCATCGCCGTCTCTCAATGGTTTGTACCTGAAGTTTGGTATTTTGTTGTTCCAAATAGAACCTTTGCCCTTTGCAGTGGCTTTGGCAATAGCGTCTTGGAAGTCTTTAACTGTGGCTTTGTCTTTCTTATCAATAAGAACTGAGCAAGAAAATTTCATCGCACCACTTGGGTTTGCTTTTGGCTCCCAGATAGCTGGGTAGCTTATAATAACTTCTCCTGTGATCATTTGTTTCTCCTGTTTAAAGTTTTAATAGTTTTGCGTGTTTGCCGTTTTGGTCTTATCTTCCGTTATGCATAAGCCCTCCTTTCACTAGTTCGATTAAACGTAGTTCAACATTATTTAAACCTTTATCACAATGCGCAGCGTCAGCTAAGTGCCGCCTTTTCTCACCAAGTATTACAGAGTACTGCTCTTTCAAAATCGTAAGCTTGCACTTATACTCTTCTCTGGACGCATCTTTAATATGACCCTCAACTTCTTTGGTCTGCTTGTCAGTCATGCTACCCATTATAGCCGTCCTTTATACGTTTATAATTTTTTGTCATTTTGTCTTCAAATGCTTTTCTAATCACATCATGTGGAAGCTGCAGAACCAAGGCTTGATCGACCAGAAAGAACAGACAGTCTACCCACTCCTCAGCAAGTACTTCGGGAGCTGAGTACAGCTGATCTTTGTATGGTCTCCAGGGCTTAATTGGCAGCTCTGTTGCAAGCTCGGCTTGTTCAACAGCTAAAGCAAATACGTAGTTTCTAAACGCCTGCATCCGAGCTTGCAGAGTCATGTTCTCAAAGTCATACCCCATAGCTTTTTGGTACTCAGATATTCGTACAAGTATTTCTTCCATTACTTCTCCTTTTTATTCCACTTAACCCAAGGACCAATGCCGCAGCTCATCTTACCTTGCTTACACTTGCCTTCGTAGCATTGCGGCCCGACGTGTTTGAAGAGCTCAGGGAAGGTGGGCTCAGCCAATGATAGTAACCGTTGGGCAAACATCCGCATCTCTTTAACATTTCTCAGGCATAGTCGTTGCCTAAAGAAGTTAATCAATGACCGTGCATTCACAGTCCAGAGTAGATTAACAGCCGCAGCATTAGGTAGTACTTGCCGAGCTTCTTCTTTTCTAACACCCTTGTCAACTAAGCTGCGATATATAGTGAACGCAGTCTGACAGGCAAACTCCATCTCTTCTTTATACTTCTCCATGATGACTGGGTAGTCGTCATAGTATTGATAATGTTGTGATGCAGAAGTGAAGGAGCCCATGCGGTGCCGTGTTATCTGTGCAAGGAATGATCGTGATACATTTTGAATAAGTATTGTGTAGTTGATATGTTCTAGTGGCGATGTGTGATCTGCATCCAATAGAAACTTACCGAGCTTCTCAGTGAACTTTGCTGGTACAAATGTAGGGTCTGACTTCATTGTGAGGTTCAAGGCAATGGCTATTATCTCAGCAGGATACTTAGGCTGTTGCATCAGCTCAATAGTCATCTGGTCGTACACTTTTATTTCCATAAGCAAAACCTTTCATTGTTGAATGAGGAGAGTGTTACCTCCCCTCGAGTGTCAGTTAAAGAAGTTCTTCGTCTTCGTCGTCAGGTTCTGGCTCAGCGTCAGGTTCATCACTCAGATCAATGTTGTCGAGTTTTGCTTCATTGCGCCTGATCTTGATATCCAGGAGTGTGATGTTCGCATCCACTTCATTGACAGTATCTTCATCTGCATCTTCTTCGTCAGCAAGCAAGGTCTGTTTGTCAACAAACTTAGCCATTGCTTTTTCCTGGTTGGCGATGGTCTTGGTCAACGTGGCGTGCTGTTCAGCTGGTGTCTTTGTTGAGGTAGATTTGGTTTTACGGTTGGCTTTTTTATCAGCCTCCCAGTCAGCGAATCCTGCTTCATCAGTGAAGGACAGTTTTTTGTCGTCATCAAAGATAATGAAGTATCCCATCCATCTGAGGTACGTCATCTGTGAACTGATGCCTGATTCTTTGACACCGATCTGCTCTGCGATCTCTTTCTTTGTCATTTCACCTGTTGTGATTGCATCGATTACCTGCTGTCTTCTGTTGATTTTTTCAGCCATTCTTCTTCTCCAATTAAATTGTTTAGTGCAAAATAAGAACTATTCTTATTCATTTATTATCTTTATAATAGCACCAAAGTGCGGGAAAGTAAACAATTATTTTCACTTTTTAGAAAATAATTTTATAGCTACATCATAGCTCTAGTCTTTCCGTCAACGAGCTCAGTCTTGTCATAACTCGTGCTAAGTTTTCATTTACTTGCCATATCTTATAAGCCAATGGTACAAGACATGGTTCTGGCGAGTCATTTTCAGCAGTACAGTCTGACGGCAGCAGTATGGCTTGTAACCGACCTTCTAAGTTACTAACTTGGTCGAGTATTGTAGCAGTGCTGTTCTCAAGTATGTCAGTCTGCTCACGTATTTGCATAGTTTTTTTAGGCATTTTAGCACTTCCTTCTCCTTGCATATCTCCTCCTTAATCTTCCACATATGATTTGAACTTATCTTCTGCTGTCTCAAACTCGAGTGCGGGGCGTTTATCAGTCTCACGTACTAGCGTTGGCTTGCCAGGTGGCTTAACCACTAACGCCAGCATTTCTTCTGTAACATTTTTCTTCCCTACCAGTTTCTCAATCTGTGTAGGACTCTTGAACTTGGTGATAGTAAGGTCTTCGGCATCATACTCTTCCAAGTTTGCATAAAATAACTTAGCTTCTTTTTCATCCTTCCATTTGCGAATGCTGCGTCCTGCAACAAGTTTCCATTTAGGAAGGTCACGACCTGCTCTTAAGATGTTCATAGCATATAACTCAATGTCGCTAATGTACTTCTTTAAGTCAGGTAGCTTGAATAAGAAGTCTGATAACTCTTCATCGTCTGTTTTGTCAGGCAGCTTTGCGTGAATCTTAAATACATCTGCTGCAGCTTGCATCGCCATGTCTTTACGATACTTACATGTACGTTTTATCGCGCACCACATACAAGCCTTCTCTGTTGGCTTATAGATTGGGTGCTTAGACATGCTGTTGTTCAGTGCAGGAACCAGGGATGACACTAACCAAGACTTAAGTGCTTCAGGTGTAGTTTCAACAATCTTGAATAGTTCACCTGAATATAATCTTGGTTGTCCAATGACCAGAAATACTTTCTTGACTTCGAACTTCACGGACGCTAACTTGCCAAGAGCATAGGCGTATAGTTGCTCTGAGTCTGGCCACACCTCTACTCCTTTACCAAATTTCCAGTCTACGATGTACACAACTCCTGCAGATGGTATGATGAAGGAGTAGTCAAGTGTGCCGTGTACATCATTGAGCATCTGACAACCTGTTGCCTTGATGTACGGTGACATGTACACTCGCTGCTCTACTACTTCATACGCATCTTCATAGTCAGCGTACTTCAGTCGTAGAGATACAACCCAGTCTAGTACTTCTTGGACTGCCTCAACAAGTTCCTTGCTCTCATCATCAGCGATGTTGAAGTTCAGTTTCGTGGCCTCTGGTATTGTGTGCTCATTCAGAGTCAAACATTCTTCCACTACAGCATGCAGCATTGTACCTTCCTCAGCGTATGAAGAAGTCTCTTTTGATACGTCCTTTGTACTAATCACACTTCCTGGACATGTTACGATCCTAGGTAGTTGTGAGGGTGAATACTTACTGTGCATTAGTCCTCCTTTATTAAGTGTTTGTTAAACTTTAACCAATCTTCAAAGCGAGCCAGGATTCCAGTTATACCGTAGTATAGTAAAGCCTCTTTAAGATCATCTACATCTTCGTTTAGCCATTTTTGCCATAAAGCAGTATTCATTACTCACCTCCTCCAAATACTTTGTCTTGGCATTGTTGGCAGAGTCCTGAGATAAAGTACTCCTTGCGTGATAGTGTATCTCTGAAGTCGTTTGGCCCTACATCTTCGTGACAGCCAGGACACTTACCCATGTTAACAGCTTTTAATTCTTCACCAAAGCCTGCTTGTTTCATTATGTCTGGATTCATTTGTCGCCTCCATTCAAGTCTTCAAGAATCTTTGCAACTCCAGGATGCTGTTTAGAACCTACGTCCTCATAAAGTTCTGCAATAGCGTTGGCCAGAGTTTTGATACGACAGTTTGTTTTGTTCATACCTTTGTTGTACGACTTGGCGAATGTGATGCTGAACATAATAGACCAGTTCTTAACTGTATTCGCTGACACAGCTGTGGCACATGCAGTGTTGATTGCTCTTGTGGCGTCTGCGAGCTTCATTACTTCAAGCTCAGCTCTATGTTCCTGTAAGTACGTTTGGGCCTTAAAGATTTGTAGTTGTGTTGAGTGATGTCTCATATTAGTTCTTCTCCTTTAGTTTCACGTCTTTAAGTATCTCTGTTGGATGCGGATAGCAACCAGAAGTTTGATACTGTATCGTGTTTAACTGAGCTTGGATATTTGCGTTATATATATCTAAGCCTTTAGCTACTACACAAATGCATAGCAGAATCAGTATCAGTAAAAAAGTATTAAAGTTCATGAAGGCAGTCTCCATCTTTCATCACTTTTTTCATAAAGTCTGATCGGCCTGTATACCTAAACCATGTCTTGGCAGTCTTAGACTTTGTGTTGCCGTAACACCCGATCATCCACATACCTTGTTTGTTCTTTTTGTACCAGTTGTTTTTATAGAAATACATTATTCAACCTCCTCACATGTATAGATTGTTTCTGTATTAGTCTTTGTCACTTCTACTTGTCTAGCTTTGCACTTATCTGATGACGCAATAAATACAGATATGTTAATTACAAACACACCTTTATTGTAGTATAGTTCATAGTAACCTTCTTGTTGTTTGGAGCAGTCTAAGTCCATCTTAAAGTCAAGTGGTGTAAGAATCTCTTCAACAGTATCTATAACCTCATTGACCCCATTGGTGATAGTATCGTGTTTCTTCAACTTGACACTGACGTATGCTCGTTTGGGCCATGAGCCAATCATTATAGTAGATTTATAATCAACCAACTCAAGTTCCTCAGCCACATCTCTTACAACATTGTAGAAGTCTTCCCTGGTACTAGTAATGTCTGCAAGACTATTTTCATAAGTTCGTTTGGCTGCTTTTTTTTCCAGCTCTATGTGTTCATAGTAAAATGGTTTGCTTGTCATGTTAATCTCTCCTTTACCGACTTAGTTGTAAGAATTTGTCAAGATGTAAATGAAGAAAGTCTTGACCTTCAATTACATTAAAAATATACGCTGAAAAAACTTTTTCTGCAGCCCACTTGTTTTTCCATGGTCCGATTGCGTCTCCTGTTTCATCCCAGAAGTACCAACCTTTTTCACTTACAAGTTCGCTTATTTCTAAGTATTCTACATTAGACATCTAGTCTCTCCTTTGTTGTGTAGTAGCCTACGCCACTAATTAAGAATGTGACCAATAAGATCGAGCTTGTATAGACATTTGCGGAGCTTATTAATAAGCAGAAGTGAATTACCAGACAGACTTTCCAGAATCTTAACATTAGGCCTCCTGTAAGTTCTTGTGTTTACGACATATGTTCTTGTTTTAAATCGCATATCTTTTCCTTTGTCTTTGGATCATACATCTGTCCAACAGCTATGCAGTGCTTCTTACAGCATTTGTCACATACTAATGCCCAGGGACCGTACTTGGTCTTTGCATCAGCAAACCACTTGGCTTTTGTAGCATCTTTGTGGCATACATTACATTCTGTTTCACCTAACCATTTAATCATACTAAGCCTCCTCGTTTTGTAGTTAAAGTTTTTACCTTCATCAACTTATAAAATAATTATATCACCAAAGTACTGAATTGTAAATAGCTGGAGAGAATTGGTGCTAGGCGAGAGATTCTAGTTCATCTAGTAGTGCAGCTTGCTTGAATGATGCAGCTTGTTTCTTTTCGCGGATAGGGGGAACTAAATAGAATTGCTGGGCACGAACGCCACTTTTCTTCTTCATAACTTCGCCAAACTTAGTTTGATTTAGCCAGTTATGAAAAGTCATCTTTGCTACATTGAATGCCCTAGAGTTGAGCTTTACACCATGTAGACTTGGCATCAGCATTCGTATGTCTTTAAATGTTACTTTCTTGTAGTGGATTGACTTAGCGTCTAGCTTGAAGTAGTGATCTAAGTCTTCCATCAAGCCGTCATCACCAATGTACATACCTTGCATATTTAGTTTGTTTTGCACCTCAATTGCCACCTTATCTTCTGGATTCTTAGGGTCAAGCCACCAGCATTTTTCTTCACGGTACCAGTGCACAGCATGTGCCCAAAGTTGCCCTAGGTCCATAGTATGTTCTGAGTTCATGTCGTCAACATGGACCAGAGTTATCCTTCTGTTACCTGTTTGATCTACTAAGAAGTGACGCTTGTTCGTGCTACCTATAAATACTGTTCGTCGTGTCATCTGCACAGCAGTCTTGCCATAAGGTAACACCATCGAGTTGGTCGTCTCATCCAGAAGTTGCTTGAACTTTGAGTACGAGCCTTCCTTGAACAGTAAGTCTACTTCATTGATGTTGCAGATCAACGTGCGCTGTAACTCAATAGCTTGCTTCACGTTGTCAGTTCTAAATTGGTTAATCTGTAAGTTGCCACTACCTGCACAGAATTGTTGAATCTCTTTTGGAAAGAGCGAAGCAACCCACTTAGTCTTACCTACACCCTGTTCACCGATCAAGATCATCAGGTTGTTGAATATCCTGGTCGAGTGTGTTTGTGAGGTATTCGCCGCCGCGACAACTTGTGTCAGCCACTTCTTAAAGAACACCTTGACCGCTGCTTGAGCATTCTTAGTCCGTATCGTATTGTCGAACGTGATAGTGTTCATAAGATCCTCTAATGGATCTTGAGCTTCATCATATTCAGCATATATCTTATTAAAGTAGTTTTCTATTGGATTATATGAGTTTACTTTAGCATAGTCTAGAATTGACTCTCTTAGATTTATAAAGTTCTTATTCGCGAAACCGAGCTTCAATAACTCAGACGCGATGATACGATATGCTCTGTCTATATCAAAGATTCTAATAGTCTTGTCGGCCAGAGTTGTTACTATGGCTTTAGGCATCGCTATGTCTACCTCACGTGTGACGATGTTAAACGCCATATGATACTTGTAGAACTTGAAGTACGCCTCTAAGTTTTGAATTGTGGAGACAGGCTTTCCCTTCGGAGATAGATCGTTGAAGTCCGGTCTCTGTGCTTTGACCAGCGCAATGAGTGTACCGATTGTTATTGGTTTTTGTTGATTAAGAAACTCTGGCGCCGTAGAGAATGACTCGTACACCGACATGAGTGCCTCTTTGTCATACTTGTTACCCTTCTTACTCCACTCATGTAGAAGTAGAAGACCATCTGGCTCACCACCAAAGTTATGATGAATTGCTTGACAGATTGTCATCCATGGTTCACGCGCTTCTTCTGTCTCATCTGGGTTTAGGATCGCTAGTCTTGTAGGATGAGTCAAGTTGTCGAATATGTCAGATGTCAAGGTGCGGACGTCGATTTTACGTAGTAGGAGTCTTGCTTGTTCTGCAGAGATTGGTGCTTGTCGCTTGGTGCGGGGGAATAGTACCTTGCTTGTTTGAACTGCTTCTTGACGGTGCTCTTCCAGGGAGACAATCTTTTGATTGAAGTACTGGCCTAGTATGTCAACTAAGTCCTCAAAGGAGTAAATGCGCACATCAGTCGGGGTAGTCTTGACATGTCCCCCAGTGATAGTACAATAGCCAGATGATATAAACAAATCACGTTTGTGTGTCTTATTAAATCGTTTAGTGCCGAAGTAGGATTCTAACTTCGCTTTGTCCTTGATGCTGAAGAGCTGCACCCAGACATGCGTACCCAAGAGAGAAGGAGATCGCTCAGTGTATGAGTCAAGTTCTTTTTGCATCCTTGAGTTGGTCGGTGTGACGTCGTCAATGTCGATGCACACAAATGGATGGTCCTTGGTGAACACGAAACCCAGTCCAGTCGGTATGTTCTTTTGTTGCTTGCCATAGTGCGGCACAATGTCATCCCAGGACTGTATCTGTTTCTGCCATGCTTTGCCACCGAATGGGGTCTTAAGTATCTTTGTAGAGTTGTGCTGATGCCGAGGTTGCCATAGTATCCAGAAGGGATGCTGCTTAAGGGAGTTGGGAATTTTCTTAAAGTTGAGTTGTGTGAGTGTTAGTAAATGTGGATCGTCTTTACGTAGTACTGTAGTTGCCATAAATATCCTCTGTTGTTGTAGAGTTATATGTGGGTGCTGCGAGTGTTGGTTAGGATGTTGGAGAAACCTAGTGGCCTAGTTCTAAGTTTCTCCAACCACTCAACAACAAGGAGAGTCTTACTAATCCTCTTTTACCCTATCTTCTTATTATAACATAAAAAGACCGGTTTGTAAATACCCCGAGAAAAATAAAATACAGATTTCTTATTTTGTTTCTTTTGGATCGTTGACTGTGCCATCCTTATGTGCCTCCTTCGTGCATTGGAACGCGTTAAATGTCTCACCACTCATACCCCTCGGAATCTTTGCAATCCTACCACCTCGTTGCAGAAACTCCTCAGTCGTCTCCTTGTCTAACTTGTCAGGGCTTTCGCCACGGTCACGCAGAGTTTGCCTTTGTGATAATTCAGCGTTGCTAATCATTTAGTTTGGCCTCCTTGTTTTAAGTATGTAGTCATCAACAGCCAGAGAGATGTGCATGACGACATTAGTAACTAAGTTTGGAATGTCTTTGTAGTAGAGCAGTGCGTTAGTGTCTCCATCGTACATGCAGAATGAGAGTTGTTTGTCTGAGTCCTTGGGCAGAGCGTCGCCGTTTAAGTCTGTTAACCAGAAATAGGAGCCGAACGTAGTTACCATGTACAGAGCTTGTTGGCCTCTGCCTGTCGTGATGGGTATGAACCCTAAGTTAAGGTATGCTTCATTGTTACTTAGCTTGTGGAGTGAGTTGCGGTGTCTTGGATCATGCTGTGCCATGATGTTGGCCTCCTTGCTTTTGGTGTTAATTTTAACTTTGTTATACCTCGGTCAGTGAGTCAAATCGTGTTGCGCATCTGTAGCTGATCGCGTCAACCAGATTAATAGTTTGATAAAGTGCTTCATTGAGTTGTTTGAGCTTGTGGTTGTTGATGAAGTAGATTAGATCAATTAGTGCCATGTCTATATCTAGTGTGCCTTCATTCTCTAGCCAACCAGAGATAGGTAGTGTGTATAAGTTGTTGTTCAACCTAATAAGTAAGTCTCTTGCGTTGTAGTAGTCTAAGTCATACTCTTTTGTTTCTGGCTTGCGCACTCTGATGAGCTTGCGCACACTGGTTAAGTCTTCACGGATAGCCTCTAGTGTTAATGTGTCTCTCATACGGGACTCCTTGCTTAAGTGTTGATTTTTAATTCCTTCTCACTTCTATAATATAATTATATCACCAAAGAGCTGGAAAGTAAATAGCCAGAGATAATTGGTGTTGAGCGCACTTTGTGTGTTTGTGGGTTAATATTTCAGGTTAAATGAGCTAATAAAAAATGAATGACGGCTCAAACTTAAGTAGCTGATATTATTAGATAATTTATTTCGTGTATATTTCGAGAAAATGGGCCTAAGCTATTGATTTTATTAGGTATTCTCTCAAAAAGTGCGTAGTCTACAAAGAGCCTCGCGGTAATTCTTTGTCTCTAAGTAGCTGATATAACTAGGTATTCTCATTTTGCTTAAAATGACTCTTATTTTCTAAGTAGCTGATTTTATTAGATATTCTGTCCTTTTTTGAAGAGCATGAGCTAATTTCAATAAAAACTTTTCTATCCTTTTAAGCTACAGAAGGGTAAAAAGGATCAATAATACATACACCGTAGCCTATATATACAATAACCCCAGGTCTTTTACAACCTTGTATTTCTATTATATTATATTTCTCTTAATTCTTTCAATTTTATTAATATATATAATAAAAACAAGTAGTTAGATAAAAAGAGTTAATAGAATATAAAAAGACCTAAATTTAGCTCGATTTTACCTCTGGTTATATGTAGTAAAATCAGTAGCTTAGAGCAAATGTAGCTATGAAGTAGCCACAATGAGCGGTCGCTCATTTTTCTAGAATCCAGATCTTATTTGGTCGAGCTCTCCAGTCCCGCCGATGATAGTAAATAAAAATGCCCGGACACATTGAGATGCCCGGGCATTACTGTTAACCTATGTGGTATCGTGGACCACTCCACAGTACGTGATAATTTTCATTGTCAGCGTCGATGCCGAACTTTGCAAAGATCGCATGTTCTACTGATTCATACTGCTCAACAAAGTCCATCACATACAGCTGGTGATTGATGATCACAGCCGTGACGATATGCTCTTTAAAGACTCTCTTCTTGGCCATACTGAGTTCCTCCCGTTATTGATTGCATCCACAACACGGTGCGTCTTCACAGTTACACCGTCTACCTGGCGAGTCGGGTACAAAGAATTCAATGTCAAGATCCTCATACTCTTCGTCGCTGTACTCATCATAATAATCAACCATACTGAGTTCCTCCTGATTAAATTGTGCGGTGAGATAGACTCACCGCACAGGTTATTTGTTATACTGCTTTCTTTCTGGTTATAACCTTGGCTCCAGCTGATTCATGCACCTGACCTGTGGATTCAAGAAACTTCCGGCCAAGACTGTCTGTTGCGATGGCATATCCGTCCTTGCGGAGGTACGTCATTTGAGATGAGACATTCCTGTCTGAGATACCGATTCTTGCAGCGATGGCTTTCACTGTGGTGTGGTCTCCAGTCTGAAGTATCTTCAATACCTGAAGTTTCCGGCCACCAGCTGCATCCTTCACTTTGTTGATCTCTACTGACTGTGCTTCAATCATTGCCACCAATTCTTCTTTGGTCATACTCATCAATTCTTTGGCCATGTTGGACCTCCTTGCTTGGTATTTATTAAATGAAGGATTATTCCCTCACTCTTTATAATATAATTATATCACCAAAGCACGGGGAAGTAAATAGCCGGGTGCAATTGGTGTGGGACTGGGTATCGCGCTTGGCCGAGCTCTCCAGCGGGGCCGGGTGATAGTAAATTGGGACGATGGTGAGCTGATGCTGGACCGTGATCTTCTGTACTGGTTGATACTTGGCCGCGCTCTCCCACTGGGCCGGGCTTACTATCATCAATGCCTCACCGCCTATGATAGTAAATCATAAGCAATGAGGCATTGGTGTTTGTTAGTGGTTAACTCATGTTGTGCAGATAATGAAGAAAGTGTACGAGTTGCATTATCTTGTTGCTAATCGGTAGTCGTAGTGTATTTGCTACGTCAGATTTACCGAAGCCGTCAAGACATATGTTCATTATTCGTACAAGGTCCATGCTTATGTCACATGTGCCGTTCGCTTCAAGCGTCTCGCTAAGATCATCGAGTTCAGCATGTGTATACAGATCGTGGTGTATACGCTCGAGGCCGTTGTAACATTCGACATAAGACATCATGTCGTCTTCAGTTTTTCTTACTGCGTCAGCTTCTTTAGTTAATGCTTCAGCCAGTGTCATACATGTAAATAATGTTTCAGTCATAATCATCCTCCTTGTTAAGGGTTAGAGTTAGTGCGCCAAGTTTTACATCACCCAGACGCGTCGGATGGTTAAGGCATTGAGTTTTAAGCACGCTGTAAAGCTTTGATAATGTGATGAGCATTATCAATCATGCTTTGACGGTGTCGGCGTTTACCTTTCTCAAATCGTATTGCAGTCTCTAAAGCTTTTTGACATACTTTAGAAGTATTAAGATTATATTTCTTAACGTCTGCATATAATTCTTCAGGCATTGAAATGTTAACACGTTTAGACATAGTCATTCTCCTTGTTAAGGGTTGCGCTGCTCGTTATTGAGCAGCGCATGTTAAAGGTTAGCGGTTCATTCTATACCGCGTGAAGTCGTGGCCGTTATCGCATCTAAGGTAAGTAAGCATCTTGCTTACCTCACGCTTAGGGATACCGAGTTGTTTGGCAATCATATCATTACGGTAATAACCGTTTGATTTGATTGATGTTTGAACAGCATTGAGAACTTTAGATCGGTTAGGGTTAGTCATAATCATCCTCCTTGTTAAGGGTTGCGCTGCTCGTTATTGAGCAGCGCATGTTAAGGTTAGTAGTCGTAATGATCATACTTGTCATCAGCCTCGGTAACATTTACTTCGTCAATCACAGTCATCTCGTGAATTGAGAAGCTCACGTCATCATACTCGACGTCGTTGGCATTAGCCGCGCAGTACTTGCGTGCTGCGTTTTCATTGCTAAACAAATTTCTGAGTGTTGAACCTTCATACTTTACGTCAAGCATTACTACATAAACAATAGCCATAGTCATTCTCCTTGTTAAGGGTTGCGCTGCTCGTTATTGAGCAGCGCATATAGAAGGCTAGAAGACATCAGTTAATTACTCAAGAAATTTACGACCGAGCGAGTCGGTCGCGATTGCATGACCGTCCTTGCGGAGGTATGTCATCTGCGAAGACACATTGCGTTGGCTGATGCCAATGCGCGTCGCAATAGCTGAGACGCTTATGTGTCCAGCTGACTTCAAGATTTTCAGTACTTGTTCTTTGCGCCCTGTTACAGGCACCTTCACACTTGAGATTTTACTCTCAAGTGCAAGGAGCAAGTCTTCATACTCAATTACTGCAGTTACAAGTTCAGGTTTGGTCCAGCTTTTCAGCTCTGTAGTGTTAGTCAACTGTACGCTTTGTTCTTTTGCTTTGGCCATGATGTACTCCTTATAAGTTGAGTGTTGTAAACGCGCTTAGTTTTACATCGCCCGAGCGCTGTTCGGATGTTTGTGTTGATTAGTACGGGCGTTTAACAAAGTCAGTGTGCGATGCTCTGTACACTGGTACAAGAGTTTCGAGATACTCAGTCATATCATGTATCTCAGTATTCTTCAAGTATTCGTTGAAGTGTGTTCTGTCGAATGTTTCTTCAAAATCACATGCGATATAAGCTTCGTTAGTTTCAAAGTTTAGTGATTTCATAGTAAGTCTCCTTGTGCTTAGGCCATCGAGTGAGACTCTTCAGTATCAGAGTCTCACAGTTATACACTCTTCTTATAAGCAGGCTATTCAGTCTCGCGCTCTTCTTACAGAAGAGTGAAGTCTTCTAGCCTTCTCATATAAAAGCTTTTATATTATGTCAAAGATCTATTAAATAAATAATTATTATTTATTTAATATATATATTATATAATAAAAAAATAAATTTGTAAATAAAAAAATTAAATAAATTTTTATATATTTTTAATAAAATTTAATATATAATATAATATTTATTTAAAAATATTTTAAAATAAAATAAATATATAATATGGGGTATAGGGGGCCCGTGGGTTAATAAGCTCTGCTTATGTAAATCCCGACAAAAAAATTTCTCGTAAACAATAGAATATACACTTTTTACACCACTCTTCTGTGAATCCCAACAAAAAAATTTCTCGTACACAGTGAAATATACACTTTTTACACCACTCTTCTGTGAATCCCAACAAAAAAATTTCTCTGTTTTTACTAAAATATACACTTTTTACACAAGTATAACACCGAGAAACTAAACAAAAAAATTTCTCTGTTTTTACTAAAATATACACTTTTTACACAAGTATAACCCCGATACTAAAATACTATAATACGTGTATTGCTCTGCCAAACTGATGTGCTTATACTAAAAAAGATCAAAACTGTAGAAAAAATTCGCCTATATAATATGGTATGATACACTTTTCCCACGAGTGGTATTACTGTATTTTATTTTCAAATAAAGCTGTACAAATCCAAATATATAGCTTATAATTAAATAAGAAAGTAAAAGGAGCTGATATGGAAACCAATATGAAAGTACCTAGATTATCTTACGAGATTCTAGGCGTCCCTCTTAAAGATCTTGCAGATACTCTAGGTTTACCTCTCTCTATGATGGAGAAGATTGCCAAAGAACAAGAATGGCAGCAGTGGTTTTCAGAAGACGATTCGTCCTCCTTCTCTCTGGTTGAAGGTACAGAGGGTGAAGAGCTTTTAGAGGGTGAAGATATCTTTACCGTTCGCGCAGATCAATTCCTGGATAAAAACCGAAAAAGACTTCAAGTGTTTAACATGGCCAAGCAACTCGCACTTGTCGAATTATATGCTGACTTAGAAACTAAGTTACTGGCAAAAGCTCGCAGTGCGATTGAGGCAGTCGATGAAGAGAGTGTTAGAGATATTGCCACACTCTCTGGCGTGTTTCAAGCGCTGACCAAGGACATTCAGGGACTCAACAGTGCAATTTCGATGGGCAAAGATGAGTCTGGGCTCCCCACTGTGATCATCCGAGACTTGAGTGGAGTTTAAGATATGAAGTTTGTGATGAAAACCAAGGCGCAAGGGCAGGTACTCGGTGACTACATTCATCATCGAGGGCGTGTTGGTATTATCACAGGGCCATTAGGTAGCGGCAAAACTTATGGCTCTTGTGAACGCATCTTGACACAGATGACTGAGCAGCGACCAAACCGGCAAGGCATACGCAAAAGTAGATGGTACGCTGTCAGGAACACATATGGAGAACTCTTCTCTACTACGATCAAGGATTGGCTTGACTTATTCGAGCATCTAGGGAAGTTTTCTAAAGGGTCTGGTATTCAACCACCCAACCACCATATAAAATTTAAACTATCAGATAAGACCATCGTTGACTCAGACCTAGTCTTCATAGCTCTTGACAGACCGCAAGCTGTCAAGAAGGTGAGGGGATCACAGTTGACTGGGGCCTGGCTCAACGAAATAAAAGAATTACCGAAAGCTATCCTGGATATGCTCGACTTTCGTATCGGCAGATATCCGTCAGCTATTGATGGCGGGCCGTCATGGTACGGGATAATCGGTGACACCAATCAAGTGGATGATGATCACTGGCTTTACGAACTGCAAGAAGTTACCAAGCCAAGGGACTGGACCTTTTTTACACAACCTGGTGGGTTAATAGAGAACCCCGTAACTAGAGAATGGGAATCCAATCCTTTGGCTGAGAACATACAAAACTTACCTGAGGGATACTACACTAGAGGAAAAGAAGGTAAGACACACAGTTGGATAAAGGTCAACCTAGCAAATCAATTCGGGAGTGTTGAAGATGGAAGGCCGATTTACAAAGAACAGTGGTCAGAAGCCCTTCATCTAAATGAACATATCGTGCATGTTGAGGATCAGGAATTACTGTGCGGCCTTGACTTTGGCTTAACTCCCTCTGCAGTATTTGTACAACCAACAACACGTGGCGGTGTGAATGTGCTGTCTGAAGTAGTCTCCTTTGACATGGGTATTAAGCAGTTTGCTGAGACCTGCTTACTGCCACATATTCAGCAGCACTACCCCGACACAGATATCTCATTCATCGGTGACCCAGCCGGCAATCAACGTGCACAAACAGACGAACAAACAGTTTTTAAAGAACTAGCCGACTTAGGTATCATGTGTGAAGAAGCAAATACCAATGTGCTAGATCCACGTCTTGAAGCAGTACGATTCTATCTTACTGCACTCAGGGACGGCAAGCCTGCATTCAACTTACATCCTGACTGCAACCATTTGAGAAAGGGATTTAATGGAGGCTATAAGTTTAGAAGACTGCAGGTTGTTGGTGAAGAGAGATTTGCAGATACGCCTGCCAAGAATAAGTACAGTCATGTCCACGATGCTCTTCAGTATGTGATGATGCGTATCAGGGGCCTTTCTGGCTATACAAAGGAACGCCTGAATGAAGTAGACGCACTGATGGCGAAATATAAACAACGAAGAATGGTAATGTAAGGGAGAAGAGTAATGGGAACAAGATACTATGCAAGAATGATTGACGGTAACACAATTGAGTTGGCTCAGTACGATCATGAGAGACTGATGAAGATGGTTACACGAAATGTAGAGAACAGTGTGCATCTTGAGAGCGGTGATGTACTTAAGTCTGCCGCGGTCATCTACATTGGTACAAAAGAAACTGCGAAGATTCCGGCAGTTGGCACAGTTAAGCCTACTCCAAAAAAATAAAAGGTGACTTATTATGGCTGGTTGGTATACATCATTTACTGAGCTCTCAAAAGAAGATCGACTGACAGTTGCGAAAGAGATGCGAGACGAAGCTTGGACTGCAAATCTAGAGTGGCTTGAGTCAGCTCAGCTTGCGCAGAAGTTTAAAGCCGGTGACCAGTGGAGTGATGATGAGAAGTTTAAGCTAGAGCAGCAGGGTCGTGAAGCTTTAGTATGGAACTACATCCATCCTACTGTAGAACTAGCCGTTGGGATTGAGTCGCAAAATCCAGTACGTATTTATCCATACCCAGTTGAGAAGAGTGATGACTTCTTATGTGAAGTACTTGAGGATATTGTCAAGTACATTGACACAAGTCAACTTGACGCAGCAGATGAGCACAAGACACTATTTGAGAATGAACTTATCACAGGTGTTGGTGATGTAGTAGTCGACGTAGGACCTGATCCGGCAAATCCTGAAGAACTTCAGTTCTACGAATTCTCATTAGAAGGGTATGAGGTATTAGTTGATCCAATGTGTAGGAAGTCGAACCTTAGTGATGCACGGTACATCATCTATGAGAAGTGGATTACAGCAGAAGACTTTCACATCAGGTATCCTAAGCACATTAAGGATATGGAAGAAATTTTTACTGATGGCCTGGAAGGACTAGGTAAGCATTCAGATCACTCTCTTGGTTATCTAGACCAAGACGTAGTGCAAGCAGATTCTTTTGAGTTCTACGACTCACAAAACAAGCGAGTTTTGGTCTCACATTTAGAGTACAGAATTGCGTATCTGCGATACTACTTTATAAGTGACAAGAAGGAAATTACTGAGCTAACAAAGAAAGAATACAACCTCCTGAAGAAAGAAAAAATATCTGGTCAACTGACTCAAGTATATGACACTAAGATTCATTGGCTGCACTACACACATGACCGGATTTTGTGGGAAGGTGATTCACCTGTCTATAAGAAGAACTTCTCACTCTGTCGTGCAAGAGCATATATCGATCGATCAACCCGGCAGCACAAGGCCTATGGGCTTGTGAAGGGTATGATTGACCCACAGAAAGAATGCAATAGACGTTGGATGCATACACTTAAACTCCTGGGTAAGCAAGGCGTTGGCGTCATGGCTGAGATTGATGCATTTCATGATCTCACACAAGCGCAAGACTCATGGGCTGATCCTGATGCAATTACGTTTATGACCAAGGGGGGTTTGAACAAGGTTAAAGAAAAATCTGTTCCACAATTCCCTGATGCACCAATGAAGCTTGAAGAGATGAACCGGGAAGCAATGAAGATGATCAGTGGTGTGAATCCTGACTTGATGGGTATTGCACAGCAGCGTCGTGAACCAGGAATAAATCTTCGTTTGAGACAACAGCAAGGACTTACTATCTTGGCTAAGTTATTTGCTAATCATCGAGCTGCACTTAAAGAAGTATACAAGCGGAAGATTGAGATAATCGTACGCTTTATGCCTGAGACACAGATTAGAAAGATACTCGGTGAAACTGAGAAATACACTTTTCAACAAGGTTATATAGTAGATCAACAGCGTGGAATGATTGCGCCGATTAGAAAAATTCGTGACCTAAATTACAATATTCGAATGGAAGAAGCCCCTGGTGGCTTAACTAAGATGATGGCTGAGCTGGCAACCTTTATGGAAATGATGGAAAAAGGCTTCCCAGTTGATCCATTCACTGTGATTGACAAACTTGATTTATCTCCAATTGAAAAAGCAAACTGGAAAAACTACATTAAGCAACAAGAAGAAGGCAAACAGAAACTGCAAGGTATTGAGATGCAGATGAAAGCCAAAAAGCTGGAAAGTGACGATAAGCATAAAACAGCACAGGTACAAAACGAGAGCAAGAAGTTAGAAATAATGGCGAAAGGCAAGATGCAAGACGGTGCAATATCAAGGGAGCAAATAGCTCAGAAAGACACTGACTCTAAGCGTGACTTAGCTGCTAAGATGGCTGATATGGACGCAGACGAGAAAAGTTCTATGCTTGAGCTACTTAAATTTGTGGTGAGTGCGTCAGAGAAACAGGCTGCAGCACCACAGAATAATACACCAACAAATGTGACACCTACATAAGGGTGACTACCGACGCCGGGGATCGGGCGAAAAGGAGTTAGTATGGCTGAGGATAACAAAAATCTAACAAAAGAAGAACTCGCAGCACTAGATGAAGTTGACGTTGATGACACAGATGTGTTGGATGAATTTGCAGATGTGGATGATGTGGATGATGATGCAGATGATGATGCAGATCAGGATGTAGACGACGTACAATCTATTGCTAAGAAGATGTCTGAGTTAGAAATTGCCAATAAAGGTTTAATTAAATCTTTATCAGCACAAAGAGGTATTAGACAGGGACTACAGGAGCAGTTAGATGAAATTAAAACTGCCGTAGCAACTTTCAAAGAGACTAAGGACTTGGAGAACGAACTTGATGACAAGAAGTACTCCAACATCCCTATCGACTTTGATGAAGAAGGGAATCTCTACCTGGATACTTCTAAATTGATGAACCTGAGTACTGGAGATAATGCTGAACTTTTGGAGCTTAAGAATCAGGTTGACATGTTGCGAAATGCAACTACAACTATGCATACTAAAGCGTCAGAAAGCGAAGCGTTAAACACTTTATTGAGCGAGAACGAAGGCTATGCTGACGCTCACAAAAAAGTTTCAAGCGCGTGGGATTACTTGAAAGATGACTTATTTGATGACTACTTAGTAAAGCGCGGAATTGCAGCGCCTACTACAGCTGATCAAGCTATTGACATCGCGTTGAACTCGAAAACAATCAATGACGCTTTTACAAAGAAGTTTCCGTCTTTAAACATGGAAAGTGTTTTGGAAGCGCACTTGATTGCGACCCCACGGTATGTACGAAAAGCCTTAAACCTTGCAATAACTGAAGCTAACAACACCAATGAACTATTGGATACAGATCGACCAGCTTCACTAGCAAGAGCAAACTCTTCAGGAGGCGAAGTAAACGAGACTCTACTTGCTAGAGTTGCAAATATGCCGACTGAAGAATTCATGAACTTAGACGCTCGAACGATGGCGAAAATCGATCGTCTACTGGAAAAAACAGGTTAAGGAAAACTGATATGAATTATACAGTTATGAGGGATAGACAATGCAAGTCGAAAAGGGATGCAACCTACATTCTTTCCCTCGTATTTATTTTACAGGAAATAGCGAGGGCTAGTAAAATGAAGACTAAAACGTGTAGTGGATGTAAAGTAGAAAAAAGTATTACTGAGTTTAACAAACAAGCGCGAAGTAAAGACGGTTTAAAATCATACTGTAGACAATGTGCAAGTAAGTCAAATAAAAAATGCTGGGCAAATGGTAAAGGCAAGAAAAGTGTCGAAGAAACTAATCGACGCGTTCAGCAGCTTAAACAAGGTAAAAAGTATTGTCCGTCGTGTAAACAAACTTTATCAGTTAAATTATTCGGAGTTGACAACCGAGATAAAAATGGTTTAATGGTTAACTGTAAAACTTGTGAGCACTTACGACGAAAACAGTATAACCCTACTGGTGCAAAAAATAATGCTGAACGTAAACAACGTGATCATTATTTTCGTATGGCTAGTATTAAAACAAGTTATGGCTTAACTGAAGTTGATTTTCAAGATATGATGAATCAACAAAAAGGCTGCTGTGAAATTTGCAGTAAAGATTTCAGTGAGTTATCTACTAGAGCATCCATAGATCATGACCATGATACAAATAAGGTTAGAGGGTTACTGTGTCCTAGATGTAATACTTTACTAGGTACAATAGAGTCAAACGAAGATCTACTACACAAAGTTGTGGAGTATAAAGATAAATATTCATAATTATTAACAGGAGTCACAAATGGCAGAGACAGAGTTCGGCACATCGTCAAGTCAAACGGTGAAACTTTGGTCTAAAAAGACATGGTACGAGGCCCTTAAGGGTACCTTGTTCTTCCGCAAGTTTCTCGGAACTAATGAAGATGCGATCCTTTATATGGCAAAAGACCTCGAGAAGAACGCTGGTGATAATATAGTCTACGATCTCTTAGTTGAGATGGAAGGCGCTGGCGTAACTGGAGACAACACCCTGGAAGGCAACGAAGAACAGTTGACTTTTTATCAGGACAGTATTAAAATCAATCAGCTGAGACATGCACATATCTTTGGAAAAATGTCCCAGCAGAGAACAATTCATAATCTTAGAAAGGACGGACAGTGGGCCTTGTCAAGATGGTGGAGCAACAAGCTTGAAGAGTATATGTTCAGGTATCTTTGCGGTGACACCTCGTTGACCCACGGTAGCAACACTGGCCGAACTCCTGACTCAGATCATATCATTTATTCTGGTAACGCAACTGCTGAAACAAGCACTGGCGCCCTGGATTCAAATGATAAATTCCTGCTTGAAGATATTGATTACGCAAAAGAAAAAGCGACTACCAATGACGTTCCCATGCGTCCTGTTCGTATCGATGGCGACGACTACTTTGTAGTTGTGCTTCATCCTTACTCAGTGACTGACATGAAATTGTCCCTTGGTACAGGTTCTTCAAGTGTTAAATGGCATGAAATTCAGCAGTATGCAAATATTCGTGGACTCAAGAATCCGATCTTTAACGGAGCTCTTGGTGTTTACAATAAATGCATCATCTATGAATCAAATCGTATTTACACACCTACAACTAACGTACGAAGGAATCTCTTCCTGGGTGCACAAGCTGGTGTTTTTGCGTTGGGTAATGCTTATGACAGAATGGACCAAAAGAAAGTTGGTAAAGACAACTATATTACCTGGGTTGAAAAAAGCCAGGATTATGGTAACAAAAAAGGTCTTGCAGCCGGCAGTTGTTTTGGTATGCAAAAAACCCGTTTCAACAGCAAAGACTTTGGGGTTATGACCATTAGCTCTTATGCTGCTGCGCATAGTTAAGGAGGTGACCTAAATGGCAACCACATATAATTTTACAGATGGAAGTATCGCTGGTGTTCCTAGAATGACTCAGACTACCCTTCGGGAAAATGAGTTAACTATACTCCGGCACATTGTTGATTTTTCATTGCAGAATATTGAAGCTGGCGCGGCTGATGTCGCGCAGTGTCTGATTATTCCTGCAGCTACTACAGTACTCACTGCTTACGTACGAGTGATGACTGCAGAAACCGCTAATGGTACCGTTGACCTAGGTTATGGTGGAAACGCTGATCAGTGGGGCGACGCTCTTGATGTTGCCGCTGCTGCTGATGTAACGGTAGGTGGGCTTGGAAGTAATGTTCCAGTTTATTTCGCTGCTGCTGACACTATTGACCTTACTGCGACTACAGACGGCGCAGATGTTGACTTGGACGGACTTAAAGTAGAAGTTTTTGCTGTTTGCCTTAAACACGTCGACACTTATTAAAGGAGGTGAGACATGGCAACCACATATAATTTTTGTGATGGTTCAGTCACCGGGGGTGCAACAGCTACACAGAAGCTCCTTATTGACCCAGATTTTCAAGTTCGCAGAAACACTATTGACTGTTCAATTCAGACAATTGATGCAGGTGAAACTGATGTAGCGCAGTGTTTAGCTATTCCAGCTCGCACTACAGTGTTAAATGCGTATATTAATGTTATTACAGCGGAAACAGCAGATGCTACAGTTCATCTTGGTTATGGTTCTGATACTGATTACTGGGGCCAAGACCTCAATTTAGATGCTACTGGTAATGCATCAACAGTTCTAACAGCGACTTCTACATGGGATGCAGCGTCAATTGACGACGGTAATGAAGAAGTTAAAGATATAACTGTTGCAGGTGCTGCGATAGGTAATCCTGTTTTAGTTACACTTGGTGTAGATCTTGTAGACCTTGTTATTACAGCAACTGTTACAGCAGAAGATACAGTGTCTGTTGTACTTGCAAATAACACTGGAGGGGCTATTGATTTAGCGTCCGCTACAGCAGAGGTTTTTGTACTTAAGGCACCTAGGGCAGCTTCTCCATTGTACTTCGCTTCTGCAGATACTATTGACATCGTAGCTTCTACAACTAACGGTGACGTTGATCTTGACGGCGCTAAATTTGAAGTAGTTGCACTTTGCATTAATCATTAATTTGAGGATGGGAGGGAGCAATCCCTCCCATATTTAACATGGCAACTATAGATGCAGAAATAACACAGACAAGGTTTGATATACGCGATGAGGATTCCACGCAATACTCAGCTACTATGGTACTAGCTTTCTACAACAGAGTAATTGAGGCCTTAGCAACTTTCCTTGGCTCAGTTCAGTCAGACTGGGTATTTAATTCAACTTCTTTAACTCTACCAATATCGAATAGCAGTGTTGCACTACCTACTGACTTCAGTACAGACATATTAGTACAAATTGACGATACAGATTTAGTGAAAAAGAGTGTTGCTTGGATAAATGAAGAACTCCAAGAAAACGCTACTGGAATACCTAGTTACTATGGTATTCATAAAACAAATATGATTTTCGAAAGAACAGCATCATCAGAGCAAACAGTTTTTTTACAATACAACCAGAAATCTACAACTCTAGTTAGTGGCAACTCAATGCCATACAATGATGAGTTTAACAACGAACTCCGTGGAGGAGTTATAATAATTGCGAAGAACAGAAATGAACGTAAGATAGTTGGTGACTTTGCTTTACATGAGTTTTTCAGACAGACCATAGTATCTAAGACCGTTCGTAGAGTACGTCAACAAGCCATTAAAGACGCAGGTTTCTAATGAGAGAAATTCCAGCATATATAAACTCACAAACACAACCTCTTGAAGAAGAAGGTATTGCATTTGTTGGGTGGCCACTAGGTGAGAATACATCAGTACCTTCCTTTCAACTGGAACGAGAAGAACTAGCTGAGTGTATCGATTTAAAGCTTAATCCAGGCGGCCAGTTAGAAACACGTGGTGCAGTATATAAATGGTCAGATACTGCTATAGGGTCACTCGTAGATGCTGCATCAGTGACTCTAGGTGGCACTGAGTATACACTATGTACTGATAATGCTAGTAGTGTATATAAAGTATATTACATGAGTACGCTAACACCGACACAAGTAGACACCAAGACAATGGTTGGTCTTACTACGCTTGTATCGTACAACGACGTAGCGCTAATATGTGATGGTTCGTATCTTAAATACTGTGAAGATACAACTACAATTAAGATAGCATATGATGGTGGCGACGATGGTACACAATACGATAACTATTCTGGTCAAGACGATGCTGCAGCAGTTCTTACTGCTGGTACAGACGATCGCATAGCAGCTAAGTTTACAAGTCAAGCTTGGGATGCTGGGTACACTATTCCAATTACTAAAATAGAAGCTAAAGTACAAGAATCAGGCGGTACTGCGGCAATCACCGCCACATTAAGACTTGTATCATCAGACGCAGTTGTAGCAACTAAAGCTTATACAGGCATTGTACCAAGTGCATCAGCAGACTATATATCTATAGTGTTTACAAGTGCAGATGTATCATCTGAAATGCTACCGAGCACAGCGTACTATGCTTGTCTAGAAGGATCAAATTTCTTAGTTCAAGGTACTACAGTAGCAAGCGCTGGTGCTGCATGGGTATGGACAGGATCGTGGGCTCAGACAGCAACAAGTGATCCTATAATGAAGGTTTATCCTGGTCGTCCGCCTAAAGCATCTTATGGCGTAGTTGCTGGTAACAGACCGTGGATCAAGAATCCAGATGAACCAGGTCGTGCATACTATGGTAACTTAACACATCTTGATTGGTCTACAAGTGGTGGCGGTGGTTATGTTGGTGTAGTAGACGATAATGCTAACTCATTCCCGATTGGTGGATTTGAAGATTTATATGGCACACTTTACGTACTAGGTACAGAAGAACATTCATTCATGTGTAAGTTAGAAGGCTCGACTCCAAGTACGTATAAACTTCCACTACTGTTTCAGAAGTCTTGGTCTACAATTAAAACTTTGGTCAATACAAATAATGACTTATGGTTTAGCTCAGCGACAGGCACAGATAATCTAACTGGTATACAAGAGTTTGGTGATCTACGTACAGACTCATTCTCTGATCCTATAAGAGATGCTTTTACTAACTGGGTAACAGGTACAGCTATCGCAGGGTATCATGCAGCGGATGGTCAATACTGGTTAAACTTAGGTGGTACATATACATACATATGCCATACAAAACAACCAATTAGAATGAAGAATGGCAAAGTACGTTATCCCTGGTCGAGGTATAAATTACCTGTGACACCTACGTTTTTTAAACAAATTGGTGCAAAGTTTGTAATAGGTTGTTCTGATGGCTACATGTACGAAATAGGTACTACACAGTACAAAGACTTAGGCACTACACAAATAGCACCGTCTTATAAAACAGCTTACGTAGAAATGCCATTTGGAACACGAGACTTAGTACAAGGTCAGATTATGGCCTCAAGTATCAATGGCTCAAATATTGTATTTGACTTCTACAAGAACGGCCAGAGAGGCACTTCTGAGTTAACTAAGTCTTTAGCTTTAGCAATCTCGGACGCAATTACACTAGCTGATATAGAAAATATACCTCTGGCCGACTTAGAAAACGTAACGTTGACTCCAGTTGGCTCATTATTGTACTTTGATCTTAACATAAATTGCTATTCATTTCAAGTCAAAGTTTCAAGTATACACATAGCTGGAAAGCCAGTATTTATAAACGGAATGATGTTTAAATTCTATCAATTGGAGATTTAATATGAGTGTGTCACAAGATACTTATGCAACATCAGACACTATGGGAACGATTCTCATAACAAGATTACAAGCCGATATGACAGAATTGTTTGGCCTTGCTGCTAAGTTTGAGAACTATGGAATCGTAGATACTGGCGGTGCAGCTGATGCGTATACTCTGGCAATGACAAATACAATTACTTCATACACAGATGGTTTGCCCGTCTTGATGCGTGTTACAGACGCAAATACTGGTGCTAGTACTATAAATATAGATTCTATTGGTGTTAAGTCAATTGTTCAACCAGACGGTACAGCTTTAGCTGCTGGTGACTTACCTGCAGCTGGTTTAGCTATGTTGAGCTATGATTTAGCCAATACTCAGTTTATACTCATGAGTAGCGTATCTTCATATACTACTGCTGCTGCTGCATCTGCTGCTGCTGCTGCTGTGTCTGCAGCTGCGGCTGCAGCAGATGAGATACTAACTGACGCAGATGCAACTGCAACAGCTGCAGACGTGGTGTCAACAAATGCTGATGTAGTATCAACTAACGCTGATGTTGTACTAACGAATGCAGACGTAGTAACAACTACAGCAGACGCTGCTGCAACAGCACTTGATGAAATCGCGACAGCAGCAGATTTAGTTCTAACAAATGCTGATGTTGTACTGACTAACGCAGATGTAGTATCAACAAATGCAGATGTAGTGACAACGACACAAGACGCCATAGATACTGCCGCAGACGCAGCAACTACAGCACAAGACGCTATAGATACAGCAGCAGATGTAGTACTAACTAACGCAGATGTAGTAACAACTAACGCAGATGTAGTATTAGCAGACGCTGCAGTGGCAAGTATAAGTCCAGTTAACTCTAGCATCACCTCAATGACAGGTCTTGACAACGATGGTATACCCTTGGCCAAAGTTGCCAATGCTGCTTCAGATGGTGCTAATAGTGACATTACATCATTAACAGGACTTACAAGTGCGGGAGCTTTACCAAGTCTTACTCCGGTTACAGACTCAGCAGCAAATTTCGCAGCAAACTTTACCGGAGCTAATCTTTACGGTGGTACGTTCATTTGCAACGTAACCGGCACTTGTCAACTCCCGCTAATGGTAGCAGGAATGAACTTCACCATTATAACACTCGGAGCAATAGAGGTTATCGTAGATACAAATGCCAATGATGGTTATCTAATGGACGGCACAACAAACGCTGAAGGTAAGAACCTTACGAACTTGTCAACCGCTGGAGATATAGCGGTCTTTCAATACTACACAGCAGACGATTGGCTTATCACAACTAATGGTTGGACACCGGAGGTTTAACATGACTATTCAATTAGCTCATAAAAGAGTTCTTGCCTTTATCAGAGGTTCAAGTCCTGCTGCCCTCGAAATAGACTACATGGAGTACGCCACAGACGGTGCTGCTCAGAGTGCTTATGTTACGTCTGCAACGGCTTATACGGGGCAGTTTCCTACTGCACAAAGCACTACTTATGTTAAAGCTACAACCTATAATAGTGCTGCTACACCACCGTGGGCTGCGACAGACCCTACTGCATCTTTAACTGGGAGCGATACTGATACAAACTGGTTGAGTGATGACGAGATAACAAATCAGAGATTCCATATTGATTTAGGGTCAAGCAAAATAATTAATAGAGTTTATTATGAAAATAGTCACGATTCCGGCAACAGCACGACAAACGGTGTCCAGAATTTTACTTTATGGGGATCAGATAATGCGGCAGCTTTTGCTGAATTAACATATGCCACAGACACTAACTGGACTCAAATTACCGGACTTTCGCAATCTACTTTTGACCAACATACAGCATCCAACGTAGCTGATCCAAAGTACATAACTTTTACAAATTCAACAGCTTATAGATATTACGCATTTAAGTTTGCTGATAATTATGGAGGTGTCCAATTTCAAGGGGTTAGACACATAGAACTCCAAACCACAGCCCTAAACTCATTCTCCGAATCCACAATAAAAACCCAAGGCGATTACGCACTTAAACTCTCAGCGACAACAGACAGCCTTAACGAAACAGTTACCAAGACCTTAACAGGCGGGGATATTCTCGATCTCACAGGCAAGAACACAATCAAGCTCGATGCCCGGTCAACTGGCACTGGTAGTAATTTGGAGTTTAATATCAGGAATGAGTACTCAGATGAAACAACACTTGACATATTTTCTGATAGTTCTTGTAAAGCCCTATATTTATTTAATAATGATGCAACAGATGAAAGTGGCAATAACGATGCTACTCCTACAGACATTACATACACAGATGGGGTATATAATCAATGTGCTGTTTTTAATGGTAGTACATCTACTACACAAGAATCCACTCTCCAAGCCTTTACAGATTTTACGATTTCAATGTGGTTCAAACCTAATGCTGAAATAGAATCTTTAATTTCAACTGAGCACGTTCCACCGTATACTTTTTCAATTGGTATGAATAACACAACTGGTAATTATAAATTACAATGTTATGCCGGTATCGTAGGTGCGGGTGCGACATACGCAGAATTAACTACAAATGATTATACAATAGATGCATGGAATTTTGTAACTATATCTTATGATTATTCTTCTGGCAGTATAAAGACAATAATGAACGGAGTTAAAACTGAGATATCAGGGCAAGCAAGTGTTGCGTGGACAAATGGTCAATATACACGGATCGGCTCATTTAATGGCTCTCATTTTTTTAATGGCGAAATAGATCAAGTTCGATATTTTGATAAAATAATATCAGATGCTGAATCGGCAACACTGTATAAAGACCCTTTCACAACCCACACAATAGACATAACCTCAGCAGACACATACCAAACAGACTCGTGGGATATCTCAGGGGTTGCTGATGCGGATAAGGATGCTATTGACCAGATTCAGGCGAAGGTTGTAGACACAGGCCCAACTATGGACACTTGTACTTTAAATGGAACAGATGAATATTTAACCCAAACCCCAGGAAGCGGAAACCAGAAACTATGGACATTTAGTGCGTGGGTATATAGCACTGATTTTTCAACGATAACAGATGTTTTTAACGCTATTGATGGAACTAACCACGATGATGTTTACTGGCATACAACAGGCAAATTTACCTGGGAAATGAACTCAAGCGGTGTTGCAAAGGGGAATGTTACCACGGATAATGCTTTTAATACAACAAGTACATGGTATCATATAACGCTTGTATACGATTCAGCAAATGCAACATCTGCTGACCGTATGAAAATATATGTTAACGCAGCGGATCAAGCACTTACTACGTCTATAACTCCAGTTCAAAATGCAGAGCCTGGATTTAATAGTGCCGCACTTCATGGTATAGGGGCATATAACTCAGGCTTAATTCCGATGACGGGGGCAATAGCAGATATTTATTTTATTGATGGGTACGCTCTTACACCAGCATCTTTTACAGAAACTAAGGGTGGTGTTCTGATTCCAAAGACTTTCTCTGGGACATACGGCACAAACGGTTTTCATGTCGATTTTGCAGCATCTGGTGATATGGGAAATGACGTAAGCGGAAATGCTAATGATTGGACTTTGAACGGGATAGACTCTGGCAATCAAGGTTCAGACACTTTTTCGTTTGCCTTAGACTATTATCTCGACAACATATATGCGGAGTAACAATGGACATTAAACAAGCACTAATACAATACTACAGCAACGGCACAGGTGGGCAGCAATGAAAACAATTAAAGACTATCTCATAGAAGGCGGATATTACCATTTTACTCAATACGAACGTCTATACGCAGATTGCATAGCTTGTTTCGGTCAGCCAGACAGCGTACAGCTTCAGATGGTTTCTATCGCTGTTAAAGAGAAATGCCCGAAGCCTTCAATCCATCCTGATATTTTAATTGCTGAGATACTTAATCCGATGGGGTTGATAACAGGGGATGAATTAGTGGCGTGGCTTGCAGGGGATTGGTCAATGTTTAAAGCTCAAGGTTACGCAGATATTTTAAATCCTCCTGTACCTGATCTTGGTGAAATGAGAGAAATATCAGTTTATGAAGCAAGGCAAAGGATAAGAACACTCACAGGTATTCATCCCTTTGATATTTACGAAGATGATATGATTTTTAGGTTGATAAAACCAGAGATGATTAAACCTGTTTGTGTTGCCAATCCAGCAGACAGACGATTATATATTGAAGAATCCCACGACTGCGATGACTTTGTTAATGAAACAACTGGATGGTTGTCAAGGTGGAACTACGGCAATCTGGTCTTTGGCAAAAGGTCTGATGTAATATTAAGGTATGAAGGGCAGGATATAATTAAACACGCAATCACTCATATCCTTGATGACAACATGGATCTATGGATGTACGATCCACAGGTGGAAACTTTTGTTTGGAAATATGGAGATAAACCACCTTATTCCAAATATGATGAAATAAGAATTTTAAGGATGACAGTATGAATGGAACAGCTCATTGGCTGTATTGCAATAACGATCGGAGCTCTAGTGGTATGCTTACTAGTATGGGGAAACATTTTAGTTATATTTTGGGTATATGAAACCAGGCAAAATAGTAATAAAAGATACTAGTGTTCTACGTGGTCTAATGGAGTATAATTATGAGCCTCTTTTGGTTAATATTATATGCGCTATAGCTGATAAGTTTGGACTCAGAATGTCAGAGTCATACAGACCAAAGATGCACAGAAACGATCTACACGGCGTACGACCAGTAAGAGCGATAGACTTAACAGAATGGGTTTATTTAGAACCAAAAGAAATAGAGCGTTGGATTAACGATAACTGGGTATATGACTATGAGAGACCAACTATGAGAGTAGCTTTATTACATAAAACAAAAACCGGAGTTTTACATTTTCATATACAAGTGCACCAAAACACAAGGAGAACATTGTGAGTTACTTATTAAACGGAAAAGCTTACAGCGATACGCAGTTGCGGTCACTCTTTCAGGATTGCAGTTTGTGTAAAACCAGACGGAGAAAAGGTTATAAGATTCAGGGACAGCCAAAATACAGCAATCAAATGGGATTATGGAGACCTTGTTAATCTTCCTATAATTGGTGACGTGGATAGAATGGATATAATTAATATAGTAATGTAGGAGAAAGGGTAAAATGGCATATAATATAGGTGGGACGGACTATACAGCAGACGATTTAAAGTCTTATTTCGCTGGAAATACACCGGGCCAAATTAGAAGTGATGCAATTAAATACGGTGTATCAGGTGCTACATTGTCGAATATTATAAATGACCTTAACCCTGGTTCTGATTATACAGCATCTCAAGCGGATTCCTTTATAGATTATGGTGTGTTGCCAAAAGCACCTGAACCATCAAAACCTGTAACAATAGGCACATGGTCAGGCACTGAAAACGATGTATCAGACTATATTAAAACTGCCACTCCTACTCAAGTTTACCAAGACTTAGGCACATACGGAGCCTCTAAACAGGACTTGATTAATGCAGTGAACCGAGTGTCAGGTGGCAACACAACAACTCAGCAAGGCACTGAATTTTTCACCAATGACCAGGCAGGGTTCACAAAACTTTATGATGCGGCTCCCGATAAAAATGAGTTTATTTCTGCGTATATGAACACAACAGGTGCATCTTATATCGACATGGCGAACCTTACAGGTATACCATATGATACTTTAAAGGCTAACATGAAAATACACCTTGACCCAGGGAAGCCTTCACCAGGGCCCGATCCAGGAGTAGACCCCAACACCGGACAACAGTCACCATTCGCAGGAATTATAGAACAAATACAAGGCTATATCGATAGTAATACGTTTGATAACTCAGCTCTTAACACAGCTTTACAAACTAAAATAACTGGTCTAAATGACGATATAGATAAGTACATCGCTGCAGCACAACAAGGTGCGCGATCAGAAGGTCGTAACATGATCAAGGGTGTCAGTCAGAGTGTGCTTGATGAAATGGCAACCAAGAATATGCTCAAGTCTAGTATAACATCAGACACTATGAGTTCAGCTTTGAGTAAGATAGCAACTGACGTAGCAAGCAAGTCAAGTGATGCGGTCATGAAAGGCGCAGAACTGAAGATGAAGATTCCAGAACTTATGTCACAGGCACTCAATACAAACGCACAGACTGCTACACAATTTTTACTACCTTTAGAATTAATGCTAACAGCTTTATCAAAAGATATTTACGGAAATTAAAAGGAGCATCGTATGATTTTTAATAACTCAAAGAAACTCCATTGGCTGATTAACTCTTATGGCCCTGGAGTTGACGGTCCTCAAGGCGGTGCGTCAGATGGTGGCAACGTTGGAGGTGGCTCTGGTAGTGGTCCTCCTGTTGGCTTTGGAGCGTCTCAGATGGCTAGTATTATGGGAAGTGTTCCAGCGTTTGAAGGTGACCCAAATGCAGCTGCTAAATATATCAATGACTTTGAGAAGAACCAAGCTATTGAAGCTCAGCTAGCACTTCTATCTAGTCTTGGTAAAAAGATGTTTAAGAAATCTGCTAAGTGGGGCTTAAGTAAGCTTTCATTACTAATTGATAGTTTTAATAACATGAAGACTATTAAAGCAGCAAATGACGCTATACTTGCTAACTATGGTGAAAAGACTGGCAATGAGATTCTTGCTGAGGTAAGTGCTGCGTGGAGTGCGTTAGATCAAGACAGTCGACCAGATAAATTAACATACATGAAGTCTGTTTTGAATGACGCAAAAATTCAGAGTGCCTTAGATGGAACGCTGCCACAGAAAGAGGCTGACAAGATCATGGCTCAAGTAGTGATGGGGCCTCCTCCTGCTGGTGGTAAAGACCTCCAAGATTACAACCAACAAGTAGATACCCTTGTTCAAAACTGGAACACAGGTTCAGGGGCCTGGGATAAAGCAAGAGAGGTTGGTACTCCCAAATGGCTTAAAGACTACCTTAACAATTCAAGAGTATCAAAAAATAACGGACTGAACACAAATACACCAGGAGGGTTAGACACCTTAGGTAAGCTATCTTTGGATAAGGACGGAAATCTCGTGACAGCTGATACAACAGGCACAACAAGTGACCCAAGTGATCCAATGTCTATGTGGGATACTTATATAGATAAGTTTACTGCTGAAGCAGAAGAAGCAATTAAGAATGATGCGAACTTCAAGAAGACAGAAGCTGAGGGTTACGGCACTGCAATTGACACAGCTACGAATAAGAACAACGCAGTTCTACAAGGCCTTGAAAAGAACTTAGCTACTGGCACAGGTGCGTATACTCCTACTACCGTAAACATAGGTGGCAAAGACTACTCATACATTCCTAAGTTCAAGAAAGACGAAGGGGCACTTCAAGCTCTTCTGGCTGCCAATCAGATGACCAACTCAATCAATGCAGAAGATAAGAAGTACGCAACTGTGAGTGACCGTTCACCTGCTAAAGGCATACTACAGTACTTAGCTCTGCTAGGAGCAACTGGTGTGCGGGATGAAACACTTAACTTGGGCAATATAGAACTTGCACTCAAGAAGTACGGCATCGACAAGGACGTAGACATTGCGAATGTAAAAATAGATGCAAACAAACCAGGATTATTTGACAATATATTATCTCTGGGTAAAGCAAGCACTGGCTTAGTTGACCTATGGGGCGCTATTACAGGATTAGACAAGGAGACAAAATATGGCATTTTTTAGTCCACAATCATCCACTAACGCATCGAGTTTTGCTACTACAATGGCAAATTTTGCTGATAGAAGAGAAGCTAGTACACTACGTGATCAAGTAACAGCTGCAGCTCAAGATGTGTTGCAGATGCTAGGTGGCTTGTCAGATGAAGAAAAAACTAACTCAGATGTTATGAGTAAGGTACTGCAAGCGCTACAAAGTAAAGGGTATCCTGCACCTGTTGTAATGGCAGCAGTTAAGACAGCTATGGCAGTCGGTAGAGATATGTTTGAGGGTCAGTCACGTGTGAATGCAAATAAAACAACTAAGACTTTGGCAAATCTTACTGAGGCTAGACGAACAGGTAACGTAGATGCCATAGCTAACTATACAGATAAACTTAAAACAAATAGTCCAGCCACATACTTAACAGATGTGCAGACTCAGTCAGCTAATAAAACAGCAGCATCAAAAGCACATTTAGATAAGTTAAATATACTATCCCAAATAAAAGAACGCGAAACACCGCCTCCTTTAAATGCGTCTAATAAAGATCAACTAGAGTACGCTACTTCAGTTATTAATAACCGAATAAATGAGATTAACGGTTATGTATCTAAAGCAACTGGTGTAATTTGGCCCACAGAAACTGTACCAGGTATGGCTGGTAGTCCAAATTCTTACAGAATACATATTCCGTTAAGTCCTAAAGACGCAAAAATAAGTGATATAAAAGAATTTAGAACCATGTTAAAATCTATGGGTCTTAAAACATTTGGTAAAAGTAAACAAGAAAAAGTAAACGGAAATGAAGGACATTGGTTTAAAGTCGGAGCTGATCCAGTTGCAGTACGACTAATGGCTTTAAAAATGGCTAATCCAAATGTGGCAAAAATAGTAGGTGACAATCCAAGTGATACGCCTGCAACTTTAACTCCTAAAGACTCTGCAAAGAAATTAGCACTTATACAAGCACAGTCAGAAGCTCCTAAAGAAGCTTTACCAAGTCATGTAGTAAATACACCCGTAAAACAAACACCTATTGATACATCAAGTATACCAGCTAGTGCAGGAGGTGCGATACCATCTTCAATAAGACCTACAGTTAATGCTCAAGCACCTACTAGCACATCAGGTATACCTGCATTTGCAGGCGGGACAGTACCTACAGACGCTGGCACGATACCTACTAATGCTCCAGCGCCTACAATGACAGTAGATGGCATAACAATACAAGACTTAACTGACCCAGTCCCAGCTTCAATTAAAGCTAAATCAGTTCTTGATAAATTCCATTCTTCTGGAATACCTACTGGACCAGCTACACAGCAAAACAACCCTATAAGTTCTGAAACTATACCTGGCGGAGCGCTTGATAATATCTTAAAAGGTAATACTGCTAGTCAGCCAGGTCAGCAACAGTTGTCGCCTAAAATACAAGCTGCCGTGCAAAGCACAGCAGAAGAATTAAAAAAAGGCGGAATGGCTATAATACAAAATTGGCTTAGAAAACTTATTGCAAAAGAAGAGTCAGGAGAGCCTTTGAACACGAAAGACCAGATTATTAAACTGGCTATCGCTCAAATAGCTCAGGAACGTTCACAAGCAGTACAAGCATAAGAGAGGATATATGCCCTTTACTCCTGAAAATTATATGACGGCCTTACAAGAAGGTATGTCAGATCAAGAGATCGCTATAGGTCTAGCAGTAAATCAAGGTGTAGATATTCGACCACTTGTTGAGCAAGGCGTTCCCTTTGGTCAAATCGCGCGTACTATGTCTGGTATTAATGAAGAAGACTGGCAGCACCAGCTTTTAAGACAGCGTCAAGCTGAAGCAAATAAGCTGCGCTTAGGAGATGTAGAGCGCGGTCTAAAACAAGGTATAGCTACGACTAAACAAGGTGTGGCTGGCTTTGGTGGTGTGCTTGGTTCTTTAGCAAAGTACGCAGGAGAAAAACTTGGTATAGACATTGTTAAAGACACTGGTAGTGCTGTTCAAGATTTTAGTATGGATAAGTACGCGCAGTACGAAGACGAAGCAAGTCAGTATCCTACTCTGAGTCTTGATGAAGTAAAAGGTATAGGAACAGGAGTAGATTGGTTTCAAGGTTTAATTGCATCCCAAGTTCCTATTATAGCTGAAACAATTATCGGTACAACTCTATCTGCTGGTGTCGGATACTCTGTAGTAAAACATGGCTTGAGAAAAATGGTCAGAGAAAAAGCTAAGGCAGCAGTTGCACACCAAATCAAAAATAAGGTCATAAAAGAAACTGCACGAGAGGCTACTGAGAAACAACTCGAAAAAGCCTTACTTAAAGGCTATATGAAGGCTAGCGGTCGTAAAACTGTTGCGAAGCTTACTAAAGCTGGTATGGTTGGTACAGTATCTCAGCTTGAAGCAGGTCTTAATTACGGAGAGCTTTTGACTGAGCACGGCGTAGACGCTCCTATGTCTTCACTAGGTTTTGGCGTTCTTTCTGGTCTTATGGAACTCGCAGGTGGCAATATCGGTTTAGTTGACGACTTTGTAGGTGCTATTGCTAAAGGCATGCCTGGGTCATACTTAAAACGTGCTGCTAAAAAACTGCTTACAAATATACCATCAGAAATGTTACAGGAAGCTGGTCAGGAAGTAAGTTCAATACTTAATATTGTTGCTAATACAGATGAGAAGTTTCTGACACCTGAGAATATAAAACGTATAGTAGAATCTGGTGTATCAGGTGGTGCTATAGGCGGTGCTGGTGCATTTGTAGCAGCAACTAAGTCAGGTATTAAAAAAGACTTATCTGTACCTGACAGTATTCAAGACGAAGTACAGCAAGAACCAACTACTACTCAGTTTGCTGAGAATGCTGAAGAAGAAACAATAGAAGAAACAGAGGAAGAAGAAACTGAAGAAACCACAGATGCAGAAGAAGTAATCACTGAAGAAGACTTAAGTGACATGCTTGAAAGTGACTTACTTCCTGCACGTAGTACTAAGCCATATACAACAAAGAAAAAAGCAGAAGGTGCTCTTAAGATACGGAAGCTTGATCCAGAGAAAAAGTTTAAAGTTCAGCAAGTTAAGGGTGGTTTTGTTATACGTGAAGACACTGGTGAAGCAGAAGCTGCACCCAAGAAAACACCTAAGCCGAAGAAGCTATCTGATGCTGAAGTAATCAAGCTTGCCAACGTAACAGAAGAAGACTGGAAAGGATACTCAGCAGCTCAGAAGAATGAGTTACGTGGCGAAGCTAATATGAAGAGTATTAAGGTCGAGACTAAGGGCTTAAAGAAAGAGACAGAAGAAGTAAAAGACAAAGACTCTATACTACCTGTGCCAGATACTATAAAATGGGGTAAGATGTCTCTTGCTCAAAAGTTAACTTTTGCTAAGAAGCACTCCAGCTTTACTGCGTATGTAAATAAAAAAACGAATGACACAGGACTACCAAAAGACAAAAAAGAAGTACAAGTAATGCAAGCGGAGTTTGCAAGTACAGTATATTCAGCTCAGCTTAAAAAACAAAATACTAAGACTAAAGTTGGCCCATATGTACAATCGAATGAAACAGAGAAAGAGTTTACACCGTTTAACGCTGCTGAAGCAAGCGAGCAAAAGCCTCTGAGTAAATTTCAACGTCTAGCTTTAGGTCAAATACAGGAATCTCTCCTGGATGAAAACGATTATAAGCCTTATCCTGTAATTATGGATGGTAAGAAAATTGTTGGTAATTTCAAGTGGCTTAATCAAAAAGCCATTGACGCCATGGAAAAAGAAGAGCGTCCTAAAACTGGTGTTACTGCACAGACATTTAAAGTCCTTGAGAAAAAAGGTTTTATAAAACGAGCTGAGTTTGATGACGGCAGAGTTCGCTGGGTACCAATTGACTGGAAACCCAAGTTCAAAGAGAAGACAATTACAAAAGATAAGAAAGGCCAGGTTAAGTCTAAAGAGAAGACGAAAGTAGAAAAGCCAAAGACAAAAAAGAAGAGTACCAAGCTTCCAAAGCCAAAGAATAAAGACACAAAAGTAATATCAAAAGAACAATCTGAGTTAGATAAAATTAACGCCAAGATAGCCGGGCAGCAGTATGTATTAAAGCATGCCAAAGAAGGTGGCGCACATAAAGACGTTATAACTGATACAAAAAAGATAATTCATGATTTAAAAGTAAAGCGTCTGCATGCTACAATGAACCTTAAGAAATCACAGAGCGAAGCTAAAAAAGAAGAATCTTCTCCTATCACCGATAAAAAAGAAATGAGTGCAGCTATTGATAGGTTCTTTGGTGGTACTCCATCTGTTAAAGCTATTAACAAGCGCATAGCTGAATTAAAAGGTATGCTGACTGAGTATAAGAAGAAAGACCCTGAATTTGCTAAACAAATAGAAGATAAAATACGCGAGCTTGAATCACAGAGCGAAGCTAAGAAAAAAGTAGAAAAGTCGGAGCCTATAGATAGCCAAAAATCGACTAAAAAGAAGAAGACTAGCGCTACTACTAAGAAAGCTAAAAAGAGCTCGAAACCAGCTAAGAAAGGCTCCAAACCTAAGAAAAAAGTCATTAAAAGAACTAAAGCTGAACAAATAAAAATTCGAGGCGTAGAGTCACAAGTTGTGCAGGATATGCAAGACATGGGTATCGATGACCCCCTGTCAAAAGTAGAGGCAGTAGACTACCAGGAAGACTTACCAGATGGAGTGAAGAAAGAGTTTAACCTCGAAGAATATGACTCAACTCAGGAACTTGACTTTGACGATCCTAAGTACTCCAAAGGTGAAAAGAACAGAGTTGCTGGTGTTTACTGGAAAGGCAAGCTATATTTAGTGCTTGAGAATCTTGTGAGAGCTGGTGGAGCCAAGGGTGTTATACTCCATGAAGGCGGTCATCTACTTTTGGCTTCAGACAAGCAATTCAAAGCAATGTATAACAGCTTCATAGCGTCAGCAGCCAAGAGAATCAAGACAGATAAAGTCCTGCTCGATATACATAACTGGGTAAAGGAACAGTATCCTAGTAAACCAGAAGTATGGGAAGAAGAAACTCTGATGCACTACATCCAGAATGAAGCTAACACAAAGCTCCCGTTCTATAAAGAGATGGTTTTCAAGCTTAAAGCTTGGTTGAAACGTAAGTTAGGCATGACCGAGAACTTATCTGGATATGAGATGGGTTTGATCGTCGGTAACATTCTCAGAAATAAGCTTGGACATACTACACTAACAAGTTCAGCTCCACTTGCGTCTAGAGTATATCATGGCAGTCCAGTTACTTGGCAAAAAGAATCAAGATTTAAACACGGTAGACCGCGTTTAGATAAAATGAGTACTGGATCAGGCGTACAAACTTATGGTTGGGGTTTTTATGGGGCCCAAATGAAGGCTACTGGATTAGACTACTATAAGTATTTTCAGTTTCCAGCGTATAATATAACAGGTGTAACAGTAAATGGCAAGAAAATTAAGTTCAATCCTACTGCATATAATACTAAAATTTTATTCGGCCAGTTTGTTGACGCTAATACTGCTGAAGATATAGCACTTGCATATGTAGGATTTGCATTTAATGGTACTACACATATACACGACACACAAGAAATATATGAAGATGCTTTGTGGTATTTAGATATTGAACTTGAAGCCTTACGTCGTGATCAAGCATCTTTTGAAAATGCACGGCTACTGCCTTTATATGATCAAGCAGGGCATCTTATAAATGCTTGGAAACTTAAACAAGCTAAGATAAACTTTACGCGCTCAACTAATAAAGACGCGTCTTTGTATAAGTTAGAAATGCCTTCGCCTGCTATAAGTCAACTTTTTCATTGGGATAGAACATTAGGTCAACAAAAACCAATGGCACGAGCAAAGATGCACAAGCTTATTAACAGTGTACAAAGAAAAAACAGTGTGCCATACAAAAACAAGCTTCACATGCGGCGTATAAATAATAATACTCTAGGTAGTTATATATACAGAGCCGTATCTAAAGCGCTTGGATCAGATAAAGCTGCGTCATTAGAGTTTAAAAAATTTGGTATTCCAGGTTTACGTTTCATTGATGGTTGGACGCGGTATAAAAGATACGAAAGAAAAACTTTTAACTACGTTATATGGGATCAAAAAATACTAAATCAAACTGTAGTTAAAAAACGTAATGATATTCCCTTAGCTTCTAAAATAATAAAATTCCCTGCAAAGTCGGCTTACGATAAAACGTCGGTAAACGACAGAATTGCAATTACTCCTGTAGAAGTAGCTGATCGAGTTTATTATGCTATGCGACCTGAAGTTTTTAAAATTTGGGACGCTGCAACAGGTATAAAAGCTGAAGATACTGACGTACAAGCTAGAAAGAAAATATGGAATGCTAAGCAAGCTTTAACAGCTGAAATAGGTATTTTTAAATTTAGGGAGTACACGAAGTTAAAAGCTGAGTTAGAACAACGATATGATTTTTTAACTTCTGGCATGATAGCTTTTGCAAAAGTATATGATGACGCTTTTGGTGGTTATAAAGCTAAGCCTCAGGGTGGTATGACAACACCTGGAAATATTACCGTACTAGAGAAAGCCAAAGACAGAAAGAACGCTGATATACTGCCTTTAAAACCGCCAACGAAACCTAAAGCTTCTAAGTTGGCACCTAAGTTTTCTTCACGACTTGAAGACGACTTCATACAAGCTAAGGGTCCAGGTAAAGCGACTCCTGAAAACTGGCTTAACACATTTAAGTCTTGGACAAACAAGTCTATGCCGATTCATGTAAAAGAAGAGTTCTTCTTTTCTAATTTACGTGAGTGGATGCAGAAACAGAAAGGCAAAGTTACTAAGCAGCAAGTTATGGACCACTTAGCTAAGTACGGCCTAAAAGCAAGAATGGATGAGACTGTACTAGGTGGTCGCGATATAACACTATTTGATCAGTTACATGAAGAAGGTATAAATCCAGAAGACTATATAGCTGAACGAGCTAGTGGGTTTTCGGGACCTGCTGTTAATAGAGTTAATGAACTTTTAACAAAGCCTATTAATGAAACTGAGTATCCAGATATAAATGGTGATTTTAATAAAGGCGAGTCTTATACTTTTGCTACACTAATTGTAGCTGTGGATGATAAGTATATAGTATTCAGAGACATAATTCGTGATAAGTTAGACAATTTAGGTGTATATCCTGAAGTACGGGATCATCTTTTAATTAATGTTTTAAACGACACATCTTTAGACAGTAATTCTCTTAGAGATAGTTTAGCTCCAATTAGCTCTGACTTAATGAGTAAACAAAGCAAAGACTTTTTACTTGCTGACGAAGACTTAGTAGAAGACTGGCGAATTATTCGAGACGCTGTACAAGATCAAGGTTACTTAACTGAGGTACAAGACGCCTTATTTAGCGATGCTTATAGAAATGCGCCTGTTGAAGCTGACTATGTTACTTTACCAACAGCCACAGGTTTAAAAGACTACCAAGAGATAATTATACAAATTCCAGCTATAAAAGACACTGAACTTAGTAAAAAAGGTAAACACTTTAGGTTAGAAAATGAAGTAGTACATTTACGTGTATCTTCTATAGGTGACGGATTATATATACACGAGATTCAGTCTGATACTCATCAAGACGCAAAGAAGTACGGGTATACTGATAAAAAAACATATGATAAAAATACGCTTAAACTAAGGCAGTTAACTGAACCTGGAAATGCCAAAGTTAAACATTATGTAAACTATATAGTCAATAAGATGCACGATACTATTCCTATAACGAAGAAAAACTTAGATGATAAAGACGTAAAAAGAAACTTTAAAATACACGTGGAAGGACGTTTCTTTGGTCCTTTTGGTCCATATAGTCCCGCTATTTACGTAGACGCAGAAGATTTAGCGATTAATATAATACGTGGATTGTCTAGAGACGTACGTAAATCTATCTCTGTACAAGACGTAGAAAGTATAATTCGTGATTCAAAAGTTATGGAAAAACTTATAGAACCAGCATTCTTAGCTAAAAAAAGTCTTAGAGCACAGCCCGATCTTCCATTTAAAGACAATTCTACTCAGTTAGCTCTTAAACGAGCGGTTATGGAAGCCGTAGCACTAGGACACACAAAACTTATCTGGGCAAAGACTCCTTATCATGTAGCAGCTATAGAAGGTTGGCCTAGTAATTTTAGACAAGATGCTGATGGTAAATGGATATATGACTCAACTGAAGGTATTCAAATAGTTGATGGTATAGTAAAGAAGTACACAGAGTATCTTCCACAAACTATTACTAAGTTATTTAAACCATATGGCGGTGGTAAGTTAACTACAACCAAGATAAAAGACTACGCAAAAGCAGGTAAAGAATTTAATTCGTTTGAGTTTAATCAAGAGCTTATCGACACCGTATCTGCTGATAAAGTACCACTCGCAGCTAAGGTGCGTACTAAAGCTGAACAAGCTAAACTAGATGGCGAGATATTGGGTGACAATAAGGCAGAGGCAGAGAAGCTCTTTAGAGACGTGATGAAAGATCAAGAAACCTCTAAAGTGCCTTTACGTGCTAAGATTGCTAAGCTATTCAACAACGTGATTGACGAATCTGACAAGCTTGATGAAAGTGACGGCTTCACAAGGAAAGCACATGAGCAGAACATCGGTATCATGGGCTTACTGTTTAACTCTCCTGAGTATTACTTGAGACGTGGTGCACAAGCCAAGAAGGTTATGAGTCATGCATTACGAGAAGATAACCTTAAATATACTATTGAGAAGTTCGTGCTCGGTAACTGGACTAACTTGATTAAGAATCTTAAGAAGACTAGTGGCTACAAGAAAGCTTACAAGATTGCTAATGACTACTTACTGCAGACAGATGCAACAGGTAGAGGATATTCAGTAAAGACTAAGAGCACAGTGACAAAGACTGAGAACGCTAAAGTGGTGAAGACTACATGGCTAGTGATGAACCCATCTAACAAAGTTGTTGGAAGAGCTAAGACTGAAGAAGAAGCCACACGCAAGATGATATCATTCGAGCAGCAGATGCTCAAGAAACGCAAGTTCAATCAAGCATCTCTGGACATGGTGAAAGAAGCACGTTTGTTGACTGACCGAGGCTTTACACTACTAACAGAAGAGCTAAGACGCCAAGTTGCAAGTGCCAAAGAGAATGGACTTAAAGCTCCTACAGCACAATATACAGATGACAAAGGCAAAACACGGCAGCTCGCCATTAGCCAGTTAATAACAAGGATAGGCGACTTACGAGGTACTTACTTTCCTAGAGAACGACAGAGTAAAGCCTATGTTCTAAAAGCGGAGCACTCAAACGGTAAGTTAGTGACAAAGACTTACTCAGGGTATCTGCCACAGAACGTATTGTCTTCTCCTTGGGTAAATAAGACACGTCAGTTGATTAATACAAGAATGCCAGTTGGTGTGGAAGCAAGACGTCTTAAAGCACTCGGTTATGACGTAAGTATAAAAGTAACTCCTACACCTACTGATGTGATCTTTGATGTTCCTGGGCTCATAACATCTATGGACTCGTTACTTAAGAACGCAGAAGAAAATGTTAAGAAAGACGCTGATACTAAAGTACTGCAGTCTATACACAATCAAATGGCGCAGAACATTGCAGACGTGTATAAGATAAAAGGTAGACTGACATCACGTAAACAGCGATCTAAAAGATACTACGCTGGCTTCGAGACTGACATGAATAAAGCTTTTACAAGTTACGCACAGCGACTTGCTGCTGGTGAAGCACGTCGTACAACAACACGTAACATGCTCCTAGCTTTTACAGGTCGTGAAACGTCATTTAAAGACTGGCAGAAGACTAACAAGAAAGGCACGTACACGGACTACTTGACTGAAGTAAAGAAAAAAGCAATTGATCCTACTACCCAGAAAGGATTATATAAAGCAACACGTTTATACATGCAGTTCTTCTTAAAGCCTGATACAGGGTTTGACAGAGCTGTTGGTTACTTCAAAGCTTTAGCAGTCGTCATGTACTTAGGTGGTCGTGTAAGTTCAGCAGCAGTCAACTTGACAAATATGGTACTTGCTGTACCTGCTACAATTACTGGTTACACTGGCTTAAATCTTGCACAGTCTGGAAAGCATGTAGCAAACAGTGTTACTCAGTATACAAAATACAGAGCTGGCTTATCTAAGAAACTAGGTATACATAGTCTGGTTGGTTCAGGCACGTTATCAGCTGAAGATAAGGCGATATTTGACTACATAACAAGTCAAGGCTGGGATGAAGCAAATTTCAACTATGAGGCTGCTCGTGTAATACAAGGTATAGGTTCTAGAGTCTTTAATGAGATTCTAAAACACGCTATGGTCATGTTTGGAGCAACTGAGAAGGTGAATCGTGCTACAACTATATTTGCTGCTTATAAAGCTCTAAGACAGTCTGATAAGGAGATGTATAAGAGAATTAACACTACCTTGAACTCTTCTAAAGACCCCAAGCTGATTGAGAAAGCGCATAAAGAACTGCTGCAGCATGCCAAAGAAATATCAAGTCAAGCTCATGGTACATATGGTAAAGCAGCCAAGCCTTGGGTTATCCAGAAGATACGACTACTTGACTTGCCCTTTACATTTATGAAGTTTCAGCACAACTACATACTGAACATGCTTGACCTTGGACTTAACAAGAAACAGATTATTGCGCCACTGTATATGCTGATGGCGCCAGCTCTATTGGCTGGAGTACCAGCTACTATGTTAACTACACTTATCAAAGCTATGTGGCCAGGACACGAAGACCCAGAAGAAAGGTTCTACCAATTTATTGAAGACTTAACTGGATCAGATACTATAGCTCGTACAGGTTTAATTGGTGCAACAACTGGAATAGACATGACTGGATCACTCCAGATGAATAGTCCATTTCCTAAGAAGGTCATAGAGATTGGTGGTGCACCACTTGCCATATGGTCAGACTTTGCCAAAGCGTACGAGCACTTCACATTTGGTGAAACTGAGAAAGGACTTGAGGACTTAGCACCTAGAGCACTGGGTAATATCATCAAGGGTAAACGAGAGTTTACTGAAGGACTTACTACTGGTTCATATGCACCTGTGTATCACGGTACGACACCACTGAAGAGCACACCGTATGAAGTTATACTCAGACTCTTCTCATTCAGTCCGTCAAGACTCTCGGCTATCCGTGACCGTCAATGGTCAGAGACGCAAGAACGTAGAGAGTACACTGCAGACCGGTCTGACATACTACGACGCTACAACAGATTTTACACTTTGCCACTATATAAGCAAGACCCAGAAATATTAATGGACTTAGCAGACAAGATACGTGCATACAACAATGCAGTGTATACTTCTAAGCCCAAGCTCTTGATACCTTATATAACTGGCAAATGGCTAAATAGAAATTTGAAGCAAACTTTTAAACCAAACAAGTACGAAAAACAAAGGAGTACATTATGATTCAACCTCTGGTCGTAACAGCGCTAAACACAAGTACCTACACTGCTATATCGCTAGGTGCTTCACAAAGCTGCGGGTCAATTAGTTTTTGGGTAGACGACGGAACAGCATTTTATATATCTGATACTACAGCAGGTACAGTAAATGGCTTAACTTTAGCAAATCAAACTTTTAATATAGATATAGCACAAGCTAAAGGTGAGACTATATTTTACGCTAAAGCGTCTGCTGGTACACCAAATCTAGTTTTGATGGTACTGAGGTAACACAATGGTTGGTATAAGCGGTGGAACAACAGACGGTATGAAGCTCCAAGATGAGAATGGGTGTGTTGTTTTAGTCAGGAGTTGCATTATTATATTTTTCGTTCATTTTATCAGTGCAAAGAAACCTCACATAGTGTACTAGTACTGTATGAATACTAATAACAATCCCTGGGTATACCGGCTATTTGGTTTATCAGCTCGGTGGCTTATCGTTGAGTACAGAGACTTATTAAGGAGTTTTATATGACGAAAGAACAAATGCTATGGGGCGCGATTTCATTTCTATTTGTAATATCTGGGTTCTTTGTCAAAAGTTGGATGATCAAGCTTAATAAAGACGTGGATAAAATAGAGGTGAGGTTAAACAGTAAAGTTACAGTTGATACTTGTGTTGAGCGAACTGAAACTCTTAAGAAGCTCTTCAAACATAAACACTCTAAACCAGGAGGCGAGGTAATTATACCATGAATAAGCGTAGAACAGATAAATCACGTTTTAAACTACTGAGACACAGATGCATCTCAGCTCTTGTTATCAGCGGCTATTGTATTGTAACCTTCTGGCTATTCTGGCCCTATAATCCATTTGTGGTTAACAATATAAAGATTTGTAACTCAGATCGAGTTGTACAGCCTGGACAATACTTGGTGTATGAAATGGATGTAGATAAAAAATTACCCTTGGCGGCTGTGATAAACAAACAGCTTATCAACGACTTCATTATTACGTACTCTCCTATATACGGAAATATACCTGTAGGTAAGAGAAAAATGAAAGTCAAACTTAAGATTCCGAGTTCAGCAGAACCAGGGGAGTATGTGTTTAAGTGGGAAGGCGTATATAAAGTAAATCCTTTAAGAGAGGTCACTGTGACTGCATTTAGTGATCCCTTCTATGTAGAACGGAGTTAATTATGATTAAGTGGATTAAAGACTGGGAACCAGCGACAAAGAGATGGGCTATGGGTTGTATCACATTAATATTAGTAACACTTATTATTGCTGCAGCATATTCTGGTGACTTTGATCTGCTGTTAAGTTTATTTGATAAAGTAAAGGACGCTAAGAAATGATCACACTGAAATCAGCACACTTCTACGGATTATCAACTATATCAAAAGTTATTCAGAATCAGACAGGACCTTACTCACACAGCGCAGTTTATATTGATGACGCAGAACGTCTATATATCAAGACTCTTATCGGCGAAGAACGAGCAACCAAGATAAAGCTTGATCAGATGAACTTAATGGAGCAGTGGCCGCATAGCGGTCGTATAAAATCCTGGATGGACTACAATGACATGCACGACCACACTTCAGGAACACCTTATGAGATATGGGCACTTAATATGTCAAGACTTGACTGGGAGTACTGCTTAGCGCATTATGTTAAGTCATGTGAAGATAAGAAAGAATACGACTGGGCCGGTATTGTCAACTTTAGATACAAATTCATCAAAGAAGACCCAGAGAAAACTTTCTGCTCAGAGGAACTTATTACTCCTATCGTCAAAGCACTGAAGTGGAGTACTGTGAGACCTTGGACTGTTCATCCTACATTATGTGTTAACTTAATTCAAGCTGCTGGTGGATTTATCATTCAGCAAGGAGAGACGTGATGCCTAAGAAACGAAACTACAAGCGAGAATATGAATTATATCACGGAAAGAAAAAAGAAATAAAACGACGTGCTCTGCGTAACAAAGCACGTCGTATGATGGCACGAAAAGGTAAGGTCCGAAAAGGCGATGGCAAGGATGTTCATCATAAAGATCGTAATGTCAAGAATAGCTCTCTCGGTAACCTTGCCGTAATGGCCAAAGAGAAGAACCGGCGGATCAAGTAGTCCTCTTCTCCCGCTGCTTGGGAGCCTGTTTTTCTCTTTGTTTATCCCAATATGCTGTATAGCCTAGTATCTCTTGTCGAGATACCTTGTCTATTACAGTGTAGCTTATAGCCATCTTCTGTGATTACAATTGTATTCTTAGTCTTTCGAAGAGAAAATATCCGGCCTAGAACAATACCTTGCTTACCGTAATGACACTCAGTTGCTTTTTCTTCAAAGTACTTAAGTTCAGTCATTTAGCCTCCTCGTGCCCTTCTAAGTACCACTTCAGCACTATGTTATGTTCATTAAGTATCCGCTCTTTAAAAGCTTTGTACATATCCTCTACTTTAATACCCCTGGACCATGCTCAGGGTAGTCGTGATACATTAAGTTATCCTCACCATGTCGTTCAAAAAACTTTTTATAACCCATTTTAACCTCCTAGTATTAGTTGTAATATTTTACTAACTACCCATAATATTCCGACAGTAGTTACACCAAGCCCTATGCACGAAAATATAATTACTAGTATCCACGCAGCTCTCATATTACCTCCTTATATTTTAATAATCACAACTTCCATGTCAGCTTCTTCAGCCAGTGATAGTACCAAGTCGGGTGACCACTTTGTCTTAGGCTTGCTTTTCATGGTCACAATCCGCTTGATGCCGCGTTGTATGATCTGTCCGAGGCACAGTGTACAAGGTAAACAGGGGTACACGTATATGCAGTCACCGTCCTCTGCCGCTGCTAAGGCATTCACTTCAGCGTGTATGATCAGAGCAAGCTTGATAGCAGGATCGGCAAGTCTCGCCTTAGTGTCAGCTATGCCTCGGGGAAAGCCATTGTAGCCGACTCCTCTAACGTAATTATCTTTGGTCACCACTGATCCAACTCGTTTTCTTGGGTCCTTTGACCACCCTGCTACATGTCTTGCCAAGCCTAAGTGCCTTTTATCCCATAAAGCTTGCTTAGTTGTTTCCATTTGATGTTCCTGTAGATGGACTATATGTAATTGGAAGCGGATTCATTGGGTCAGGATATGTTGGGTATGCTGGGTATGCTACAGGATACCAGATATGCACTGGCGCTGGTGTAGGTTCAAAAACATCTTTTAACGCTTGAAAAATTGCTTTAGCGTCTTCCACTGAATACAACTTATTGTCAATTTTAATTTTAATTTCATCTCCCATGTGTTTCTCCTTATTTTAGTTAATATACACAAATTCCATATCTCTCATTTACTCGATCTACTATACTCAGAAAAGCTGAAAACGAGTTTCTGGCTATAGTGGTGGCTCCGAGATAAATGATTTTTCATCTTTTCTACTCGCTTTTATCCGATTTATTATCTTTTCTCCATAATCTCTCAGCTTCGGCGATACCGTTCTTAAGTACGTCGACTTGTGCCCAAGTTAGTATATAATCTAATACTTGAACATCATAGGCGCCGTATCCATCACAATTATGTATATGCATATCGTGACAATCTATATCTGTTTCTTCCAGGTCAAGATACTCAATATCTTCATCTAAGTCTTTAATGAGCTTCATTATTCTTCCTCTCTATAGTTTTTAATAAAGTCTAATAACTCCGCTTGTGTCTTAATGTTAGCCTTAAGTGCGTTCATGATTGACGTGTCGATAGTATTCTGCATAACTAAGTGATGTACAATGACTGTGTTCTTCTGTCCTTGTCGATGTACACGCTTGTTAAGTTGTAAGTATTGCTCTGTGCTCCAGGTCAAGCCGTACCACACAATTAAGTGTGATCCTGTCTGCAGGTTGAGAGCATGACTTACACTCTTGGGATGGCATATCAGTAGAGGAATCTTGCCTTTGTTCCAATTCCTAATGTGCTTAGCAGATTCCTTGATTGCTATGCCACCCACTAGAGCAGGTACCTTGGGCCACACTTTCTTGATCATCTCAAGCTCAAACTTAAATTGGATAGGACAGAGTATCCCCTGGCCATTTGCAGCTTCAACAAGCTCTTTAAGCTTCTCAAGTTTCTCTTTGTGGATTATCTCGTAAGTACCTTTCTTATCTGTGTATACTCCGCCTTGTATAAACTGCCGAAGCTTCATTGACAGAGCTGCAGAGTTAAATACTTCAATCTCAGACTCTTCCAGCTTCAGGAAGAACTTCTTCTCGAGTGTCTTGTACTGCGCCATGTGTTCAGGCGGCATCTTGAGCTTGATGATGTTGTCAATCCTAGGTGGCAACTTAATGTAGTCACCTGCATCAAGTCTATACGTGATGTCCTTGATCCGCTCATATATCTCTTGCTTCTTCTCTTCACTTTGTATGCCCCAAGTGAACTGCTTATAGTCCAGAGGCATGAAGTACTTCTCTTGAAATTTACCATACGTCTTACCTAGACGAACACCACCATCCAGAAAGAAATACTGTGACCAGAGATTTAGTAGAGATTGAGGTGCAGGTGTGCCACTCAAGATCGTAGCTCCATGAAATATATCTCTGAGCTTACGCATTACCTTGAACCGCTTAGTCTTGGGGCTCTTGATCATTGAGCCTTCATCAATTATGATGTATCTAAATGGTACTCTCTTGGTTAACTTGTAGAGCTGCTTCATAGAGTCAAATAGCCACTGTATGCCTTCAAAGTTAAGAAAGTACATGTCACGTTTCAACCCTAACCTATCAAGCTTCTCAGTGTCATGAAGTATAGTGTACGAGTAGCCAAACTCCCACTTCTCGATTTCATCTGGCCATGTAGTATAGATGGCTTTTAGTGGAGCTATGACAAGCACTCCTTTGTCTAACTTTGGTTTTGCCCATTCTAAAGCTATGCGAGTTTTTCCGAGCCCCATATCTAACGCCAGATAAGTTTGAGGGTTGACTAAGCTAAACTGCAAAGCTTTAGTTTGGTATGGATGCATCTTTGGTAGTGTCATTTAATCATCCTTTAAGTGTACGTGGTATCTTACGTTATCTCTCTGTGCCAGTATAGCAAGACATGATTCACAGTATATGCGTGGCCTGCCTCGACCAGTCCAGAAGATAAAGACTTTGTGAAGTCTTCCACATCTAGGACACCTCGCTATTGTGATGTCTTTATCACTGTGCTCGTTGTCAGATGCCATTACTTGTCATATCTAAATCCGCCAAATACAGGATGACGTAAGCTTCCATCTGGAGTCACCTCATGATACTTTACTTCAATAATATTACCTATCTGGCTATGTTTACTAAACCATAAATCGTGTCGTTCTGCGTCACTGAAGCCACTTCCTACGCGTACTTCTTTTCCTTTATAGTCCACAATAAAACCACCTAGCATGCCTTCATACTTTCCTTCGCCTTCATAATACTCTACAATTTCTAAGTCTTCATCATTCTGTGCCTTGAGCTTCATCCAGTCCCAGGATCTTTTGGTTTGATACCGATGACCCTTTGTCTTGATGACTAAGCCCTCATACTTCTTGTCGAGAGACATCTCAAATGTACGGTCTATATGTCCTAGGCTTCGTACGTTGATGTGCTTAACAGGCTTCACAAAACTACTGTCCAGTTGCTCACATACATCTTTGTATAGCTGATAGCGTCGAGTAAATTCCATGGTACTCTCAGGTATGTCAAACACCATGTAGACTGCTCCAGGAGTAGGATCATCACTACGCAGCTTGCCTGATGAGTCCTGAAAGTGTTCACCTGGCATGAGTAGCTCACCGTCAAATGAATATTCTTTGGGTATGATTTGCTCGAGGTGTTGTAGCCCTTGGAATTCATGACCGTTGCGAGAGTAAAACTTGCCTCCTTTAAATATGGCACGTAAGCCGTCATACTTGAGTGACATAACTAAGTTCTTGTTGAACCGACTCTCTTCCCACTTCTTCGCTAACATAGCACCAAACTCAGGAATGAGTCCTGGAATTGCAGCGTTGATAGTCTTTGCAGATATACCACAGCGAAGGTCCTTTTTAAGAATCTGCATGAATAGCTCGGCGTCATCTTTTTGCAAAGTATTCATAAATCGTGTAGCTGCTGTGATGGCATCATGACCAGATAATATCCTAGTAGAAAGTCGGCTTAGTATTCTTGCAAAACCTGGCGCGCTATCTAATGTGTACAGTATCATATCCTCTGGCTTGTACACTAACTTCTTATTAATGAAGTAATGTAGAAATGGATTATATGCAGCTGCTAGTATGTACTGTGTTATATCATCTGATTGTTTGAGTATGTCAATTTTTTCATTACGACTTCGTGTTGCACGTAAAGCTTTGAATGTTTCAATGTGATTCATTATTCATCTCCTTAATCTGTTTGTCCGTATTCATATATCCATTCTCGTAAGAGTTTATCTACTTTTACCTTTGTATCAACTACATAAACTTTAAACCCACAGCTTCTTATACGCGTATGCTCGCGTTCTTGTTGCGTTGTTGGTTCTTCAGTCTCAGATTTTAACTCGACAGCCATAAGAAATGCACCAGGCATAAAGCATAAGCGGTCAGGAACTCCTCTTACACCTGGTGATACGTACTTGCGGCATAAGCCTCCAATTGCCTCTACTTGTTCTACTAAATACCTTTCTACATCTTTCTCAGATTCCATCCATGCTCACCATATCCTGTTTTTTCCTAAGCTTATTAAGTCTGCTATGAAGGGCCTTCATTATATGAGGACGGCGTTGACCTTCATACTCAGTCTTAAGAAGCGCAAGAGTTCTGTTAATGTTAACACGCCAATGCTTTAAATAGTGTGCCAATGTGTATTGACTCTTAAGCACATCTTGATAAGTAGATTCAACTTCCACGTCTTTGAGGAACAGACTCATATGCCGCTTTTCCCAATCACTTCTAACTCTACTAAACCGCATGTAAATACGTTGCTTGTTATACTCACGTGAATACACAGTCTTCTCAACATACAACACATGCCTTATTATATCAAGATCTGTTGTATTGTAGATGATACTTGCGGTCTTATTCCAATTGGAAATATTACGCTTCATCTTGACAAAAGCTGTCTTGTCAAGAAACTCATAGTCAGTGTACATCATACCTCCTATATAATAAGGTTAAAAATCTGGGTTAAGAGGTTTATTACAATAGCAGCATATATCGTCTTTATCCTGATTGGCTTCATGCCATGCTGAACAATCGTATTTTTTATCAGCCTCTTTAAGCCTATGAATTGCTTCGCCTAATAAAGCAGCTTCTATAGAGGTACTGTCTAAGCTGCACCATACATGAGTTAATATCATCTTACATATTGTGTTGTTGTCCATACCTTTTAGCGATGTTTTAATATTGCTATGCTTTAAAAAATCCTCTGTTATTTTATCCATACTTTGCGCTCCTCTACTGAAACGCTGTCGAAGACGAATCGGTCATCATCATCAGGAATATCAACAGTGGTAAAAGTTGTTTTGGTTTTTATAGATGGCATTACCCCGGTTGATGTGTATTCGGTGTATGCCTCTGCCTTGTTCGTTCTGGTTATACGAATTACAATTTTCATCGAAGCCTCCAAGAAAAATAATGTCGGGGATCACCGATTTAAAGCCCTTCCACACTTTGAGCAGAAATCGAAACCCTTTTTTTGCCATTTCTTATGGTAGGAACGAGCGCAGGGCTTTAAACTCGTTGCATCTGAGTATTGGACGGCCCTTGGATCAGGGCATCCACAGTCCCATAAGAAGGTATTATGTTTTTTGCACCACGGTTCATTATTCATTTAGTCCGTCCAATAAGAAGTTCACCTGTGCGAAGCAATCAGGTGTAACGGCTTATTATAAAATTGCGTTCATAGCATAACAAAGCTTCCTGGCCCTACGACGAAGGAAAACAGGCACATGCCACATGGTTTGATTATTGTAACACTTATAAAGATTGACACCCTGCCAGTATTTTACGATGTGTCTGTCATCACTATGCAAACCGTTACTGGGTGTTGGTATATCAGTGTCAAGAATTGCGATACACCCCACACGCTCATCAACTTTGTATCTTTCCATTTTTACCTCCAAGCAATTTTTATAATATTAAATTCAGCAGCAAGCTTGCGCAGCCTGCTGCAATGGCTTATTGGCTGGATTTTCCAGCAACGCCGCTAAATATGTCCAATTGTTCTACGTTTATTATTGAACCCATTGCACAATGATCTTAGCTTAGTCGAATAGCCTTTCTTTTTGTCAGGTGAGGGCTTTCGCCCTGCACCTTTTCTTTGACCACCTCTTGTCATATTTTTTTATCCTTTTGGGTTACGTTATAATTTTCTTTAACCCATCGTTCAAACTCAAAAAACAATCCATCAACACCACGATGTAATAATGCTGTTTGCATATCTTCTATTTCTTCTTCTACCCATTTATCATATAAAGATTCATCCATAGTTTACGCCCAT